CTCCAGCTTCATCTATGTGAGCATGGAATGCACCTTGATATGCGTCACCAAACCCATAGCCATCCTCTGAGTTCTTGTCTATAGCGACCCTAAATTCGCCACCATCAGTGTAATAAGGGCCAGGAAATTTAACACCCCTGCCTTGTGGATCAGGATTTTGAGGCGTTGGTAAACCCATTGGTTTTTCAATAATTTTTGGACCTGCAAATCTTAGATTACTACCGGCACACATGTTTTCAAAAATGTAATAATCTAAATCAAAAATATCAGGATTGAAGCCATATTTTCTCATGTTGCCTACCATTTTTTCGCCCATTACTGACAATTCATGGTTTACAAGTTGCATCAAAATTAGCTTCGCATGTTCCTCCACTGACTGGATTGCTTCAAGATTTTCGTCAGATCGTATACCCTTGAGACTCTGGAACCAGCCGGCTTCTCCGGCCATTTTTTTATCGTGCATACCTAAAACAGTTTGTCTTACTTTTTTACCATCAGAACTTCTGCGATATCTTCTGGTAGTGGTTTTTCTATATGTAAATCCATAATCTGTCTGCAGGTTATTAATAATATCGAAAGCATCTTGTAGGAATCCGTTCTCTACAGGGGCCTCAATTGCGCCGGCCTCAACTAAGAAATCGTAACATTCGACCGATTGCTCCAAAAACGCATACCAAAATTCTTCATCTTTAAAAGTAGAAAATGCTTCCCAGAAAGCAGGCTGTGCATCTTTAAAATCCTCTTCCATTCTTTCGACAATATATGCAGCATAAACCGTACTGTAGTTATCTGGAAATTTGGGCATAATTTTTGAAAACACAGGAAGTGCTTTAAAAATATGTGTGCTGACATATATTCTAATCGCTGCTAGAATTGTTACATACAAACTAACTTTAGCTTGCCTATTCAAAATTCTTTTGAATGGCACTTCCCTAGTACATTCTTCTGAACCCTGTGTTAATCGAGGATCTTCGGGCAAGTTGGGGTAGTATTTGTAAACCCAACCCTTTAGTTCATCAAAGTCGATTAAATCTTGATTGTGAGGCTTACATGGGGTATATTCAGGAAATAGCACGTTAACAAATCCATACCATCCATCATTGATATTTGGTTTAATATAAAGCGGTGGCTTAAGATAACTGCCTCCAAAGACTTTTGGATCTAAATACATAACTCTTGCATTATCACCATTGTTATAAACATCTCTGCTAACGCCGAGCACCATATCCTCGTTCTCTAATAATCTACCATCCAGTGTATAGGCATAGTAAGGTATAAATTTACCCCTTTCAATAATTCCGTATTCTATATCGTCCTTAGTAAGGAAATCATACTGAGCACCATATAAAAAGCCGGCTTTGTTTTTACCTATCTCAAGACAGAACCTTTTGTAAAGATTTGTCATCTGCAGATCATATTCATTTTTAGCCACCGAAACACCCATGCCAGTCATATCGCTCAACAACAAAACAGGCGGACTAACTGCCGGCAACGTTCTTAGTACGGTAGCAAATTTAGGAAAATCAGCTATGTCTAATGATGAAGGATCGGGTATCCCGGGATTATCAGGCACTTTATTGAAACAGTCTAGGCTGTCATCAACTGCTAAAAATTCGAACTCTCTAATTCTTAGAATTCTTTCGCTAGCTCTCATAACAGCTTTGGCAATAGCTCTTCCAATTAAGTTAGCAAAAGGATATAAGATTAAATTAATTACAGACTCAATTGCCCAACCAACCAAAGGAATATTCTCAATCCAATTAGGTAAATCAAACATTGGAACTTTTAAGAAATCATCTTCTAAGGCTTCGCCAAGTGGCCCAACGTGATCAGAACCCCAATTTAGTTTTTCAACTATTTCGACTCTCATGTTATCATCAAACCTGTTTAGGACTGTACCATCTTGCTGTTCGTATACATCTTGGTAGTAACACTTAAGATCAAAACCATATGACCACTCGGTGCTCAAACTAGCAAAGTGATCCGCCCCATCACCATCATTTGAAGAAACGTAGTTGCCACTCAAATCTTTACCACCTAATCTCATGCCTGCGGCATTGTCTCTGAAATCGAGCGAAATGTCTGCGCCATCTCTTTTGTGTGCGTCTCTGTCTCCGCTGCTTGGTCCACCCTTTCTTATTTCTCTTGTTACGACAACCTGCTCTGCTCCCTCATCCATGCTGACAGTGGTGTTATAACCAAAGTCTGGTATCATAAATAAGTTAACACCCTGTGTTAACGAGCCAAACAGATTGTTGTATTGCAAATCTTCGAAATCAATTCTATGTCTTTTCTTACCTCTAACATTGTTGTTGGACTGGAAACCGCTCTCAACTGAATGCATAAGATCTTTGCCCATGCTTTTAAGGCTATAATATCCCGGCTTAATAATATAATCAGTTCCGGAGCCTTCCCCAGCGTTTAAAAACTGCCTCATCAGCCATTCACCAATATAAAATGGAAATTGTCCTTCTTGAGAACTGAATCCGGCTGAACTTTGGAAAATAGTAAAGAACCCGCTTGTTGATTCACCACCATTTTTTAAGTTGGTTGCAAAATTAACATATGATTTATTATTAAACGCTTTTCTGTGGTGTGCTGTAAGTGGGTTACCCATTGTATCTGACAAAATCATATTAATAAAGCCCCATGACGAATCAGAATTCCAAAAGCTTCCGTTACCAAGCATATCCTCAATGTAAGCAATTTTTAATGAGTCTAATTGTCCACCAATTGAGCCCATAGTCACAGCAGACATTTCCTGCGATTCATAAGGTAATAGTCCATCATCACAGCCGGCCTCGCTAACCAGTGGAGGCATTCCTTCCTCAATTAAAGATGGGACACCACCCTGCAACAAGTCACTCATATCTTGCAGGTCTTGCATGTTCTGGTCTCTGAAATCGCAGAATAATTGTTGTGCTTGCGCTGGGGTTGTTCTACCTTCCAACAATTTGGCACGCAATTGTCTGAATTCTTCTATTTTTTCTGGCGTTGAACAAAGCGTGGGGTTTACTGGCATCTTATCGTCTTCTGGCACTTCTAGGAAGTCTTGAAGCTTTGCACGATATGAAAGAGGGGTAATGTTTCCTATATTATTAAAGAACTTACCGATATGGCTTTTGTTTGGCATTGATTCTCTAAACTCAGGATATTCAAATTCGATTAATTGATCTACTATTTCTAAAAATTCATCAGATGGATTACCAAGCAATGCTGAACTCATTTCTTGTTGTGTTACTGAGGATGACAAATCTAAACCAAATTGCAGTGTTGTATCTCGATCGGCATAGGCCGTGGCGCCCATACCAACTTGGCTCATCAAATCAACTAGGGTGTCGTCAATTTGTTCGTCGGGAGTATCAGGCCCACAAATAGATTCCCTAATAACATCTTTCAAGTTGGCTCTTCCTGTCATCGCAGCTGGTAGTGATGTAATAATGTCTGCACCTAATTCTAATGCCGCACAAATAGCCTTACCTATAATCTCGCAAATTTTAACCAATATATTGAATAAGATAATTGCCAGAATCTGCATAATTAACCATTTTGCAATATCCCACAATTTTTTAGTGATGTCAGCAAAGTCAGCAAAATAAATTAGCGGATTTTCGAACATGAAGCGTGAGGTTCTGATTTCGTTCATGTTTCTACAAAATGGCAATGTAATGTCTTTAATAAAGTCCATTATTGACGGATGCATAAATGGCGGATGAGGACAATCTAAAAATCCAAGAAGATCAGTAATAAGCTGAGCACCCGGGAATCTATTCAACTCGTCAACTAGTGCTAATAAGTCGTCTGAGTAAACCTCAACAATTGCTACTAAGTAAGCTTCAATAACATTGTCAACTTCTGGCTCTTCTCTCTCGCCGGCAACTCCAGCGTCAAAGGCTTCTAAAACTGAGCGTTCAGTTGTAAACCTAGCACCGGGCTTATAAGCCTTGGATGTGCTTGGCGTCATCATGCCCTCACCAGTACCTTCAATTCTGTCTTGTCTTTCTTTGTCAATTATAGCTTGGTTTTCCCACGGCTTGGGCACGACCCCTAAACTAGAGAAGAACTCGCCATCTTCCAGTTGTTTTCGAACCATCGCTTCAATTTCAGCTTGCTTGTCCGGTGGTAGACCCACAAAAAGATCTCCAAATTGCTCCATGCCCATACCCTTGAGGGCAGACATAACCATAGTACTCAATAATTCATCCGCAGTCATACCCGCTGACAAACAGGAGATGGCGCCCATTACCAAGTCAAACAGGCCACACATCTTAATCCTATGTAAGCCAAATTTATAAAGTTCTGCTAATTTTTGTTTAGCTGGGCCCCAATTCGTTGTTGACGCGAACACACCTGCGCATAAAATAACAAATATATTATCGCTGGTTTCAATTTGCTTATACGCTTGTTCCGACGCCATGGAAAAAATCTTGGCTTTATCTGGCCCATTAGGACCCATTGTCAGGCCAACTAATTTTTCATCGGCATCAGAGCCCTCAATGTCCTCTCGACAAATTGCATCACGCATCATGTAGGCAACCGCATCACCTAAACTGAAAACATCATCTAGGATATCTTGACCAAGATCTTTAAGCTCGTCGTTTAATGCAGTTGCAATACAACTACCAACAGTTTGGTAGTCACTCATATCGATTTCTTCAAATTTTACCGCTGGGTATGTGTATTTTTCAACATATTCTGTATATGGGATTTGTACACGTGCATTTAAAGAAATTGCCATTTGCGGACACTGTGCAAAATAAGCAACTGCAGTTCTATCTTTCCAAGCTGATGACATGTTAAGTGATTTAAGTTTGCGCCTTCCATAAACACGCGGCTTGTTTGAACACTCTACTGTCCAAATTTTCATTTTTGTCAGCCTATACTCGTCGAAGTAAAACTTAAGCTTGGTTACCCTCTCGTCGCCAGACAAAAAGCCAAAAAACTCACCGGGTAATCTAAGACCCTTTGAATCTAAAAAGCCATCTAAATCGGTCATCAAACGATCAAGTATGCCGGTCTCAAAAAACATTCCATCGCCATAAAGATCTAAATCAAATATTGCGCCTTCTTTTGGTCCCTCAATAAAGCGAACATTACCCTCACCAATAGCTCTGCGAACTTTCAGCATTCGGCCATAAAAATTTAGGCCGCGGCGTATACGAAGCATGTCATTGACCATCTGAGCAGCATTTAAAGTTATAACCACTTCGCCGGCTTTTGTGTCATCTTCGCCGTCATCAGAACCAATTCTTTCGTCCGGCAAATTGAAAATTGTTTCAAATGGAACACGATAAAGAAGCTTCAATCTCGAATTTGGTTTAGGGTCTAAATCATATTGAGCATACAACATGCTTCTTGCTACTAAATCTTTAGTTTCAGGGGTAAGCAACCTGTCGTTGTCAGTAATAAGCTGCTCTACCTTTTCCATCAAAAATTCTTCATATTTGTCGCGAAGTTCTTTTTCAGATTGTGATGGGTCACCTTGCGCTGCGAGTTCAATAGCCTCTTGTGAACAAGTGCTTTTATAACGAGTAATTGCAACTGCTTCGTACATACAAAGCTTTTCATTAAGTCTGGATACAGTTCCATCCATTTTACGCCAATTAGATATAATTGCTGATGGGTTTGGCGTACAGGGCGCCTTACACGGTACTTCTTCCGCTTGTATTACATCATCACAGACATCGATAAGCCCATCACGATCTAAATCTTGAAATCTTATATATTTACTGGCCATTACTAAATTTAATTCCTTATGTCAAGAACACGTTAGGGCTCTTGATACACCTATACCCACTATCATTTAGGTATAAAAACTCCCACGACATCATTTTAATTCTTGTTGCCCAAAGAGCCTGCAATGCAAAAGTTGACGTCAGCAGGCCAGTACCCGCAGCTGCAGTTGCCATCCACGGACGCAGCGGGTCAATACCAGCAACAGTGTTAAAGCCACCTTGAATCAGGGCGATATTAAATACCGCTGACCACAAATTACCTATAATATCCTTAAACTCCATTAACGCAGCCTCTAAATTTTCACCTTTAATAGCAGCTTGTAGATATGGAATTTTTTCAACAGGGTTATATAGCCCGCCGTATGCAAACTTTGCATCATCATAGTTACCAGCGATAAGTTCAATTGCCGGCGCTTGTAGTGATTTGCCACCCAACGCATTAGGTTCGCCGCGCTCGCCGTGGCCCCTAACACCAGCGCCGCGGCCAGTAAGAATTTTAATGCTATTTCTACCTATAATTCTGATATCATCTGATTTGATTGCTATTCCTGCTCTTGGCTGGCCTTTTTGATGTACGCCCGGGGCAATACCAAAATTTTTGTCAATTTCTGTTAGCTGACTGATATAGATTCTAGACGCGTCTGAGGAAAACATATTTCCAACCATCGAGCCTTCTTTGACGCCCTTTCCTTTGCGTGCATTTGCTCCGCGGCCAACACACAAGTCAATTGTATTTGTCCCGCTAAACCCACGTGCACCATAGCCTGAAAAAATACTGTTTGGGCGATCACCACCCATTGTAATAAAGCATCCTCGATGCTGAATAACAGACTCACCTTTGCCAATATTAAATTTTAGATCCTTCATTGGAACATTAGTGTGGTAAAGTCCACTGTTCGAAGGAATCATATTTACAATTTGAGGATTTTGTTCTAGATTTGAGTTAACGGTTGAAACACCGTCAAATGCTGGTTTTGGATCGCCTGTTATCGACATAAAAACTCCGGATTTTCTTTATATAAATATCAAAAATATATTTTTTTGTGTATAAATTATGATGCGCCGCTGTCATGATCTTTTGGTCCGCCGGAATTTGCAACCGGTGTGTTTGATGAGGCAGAGCTTGGAATAGAGACATGTATATGCGGCGGGTCTGGCTCGTAGATTGCTGTGCCACCTAGAGATCTGGATGTCTCAATAATTTTATTTATTTGCTCTTGTGATAAATCTCTTGTTCTAAAATCAATGCCGCGGCCTTTCATGTGCGGAGACATAAATCTTTTACTGGCCACCTGTCTTTGCAGCACCTGTTTCATGAGCCCAGTTTCGTTTGGAACACCTAGAATTTCCATTACTATTTCTTTATTTCTATAAAGGTCATAGATTGGTTTGCAGGGACTGCCTGACGCAGGAGCACTCGCTATGCCTCCGTTGCAGCCATTAACTTCTCTTTTTGTTTTCAATGCGCGTGCTTGGGCTTCTGGTGTTCTGACGCCAGATGTAATCTGTATCATATTAATATCGCTTTTTGGTATTCTGTTTCTTAACTTTACTAAAAACTCCTGCATGTCTTTTGATATTACTACATTAGCCAACGGAACAATATCAACATTAGCTCCGCCCGTGGGAAGCGGCTGGTCAATATATAAGTCTGCGTCATCAAAATTTTCAAATTTTAGCGAACAACCTTGATCACCCAAAAAACTTTCTTCGCTGGTATTCCTCGCAACAGTTTTAATGTGTGTTCCAATTTGTAAATCATATGAACTGTCGCTATGTTTTAATTGAACTATGATAATGTCACCTTCGTTTGGTGGATCTATTGTGCCAGTGGCGGTAAAAATTACATCCATGTGAAGTTCGATTAACGCCTCAACATATCTTCTATCAGAATTTGTGTGCAAATTACAAGGATCAGGTAAAGTTAAGTGTGGTGAATTATCACCCAAAAGCCTGGCCTTAAACTTAAATGATGGTGAATTACACGCTATTAAGCCACCTTCACTGGTTTTATTAGCCACTCCATAGCCCGCAGCCTCTATATCTGTCAGACGTCGGCAAGGGGAGAGTACCATTGCCTTCCAAACTCTTTGATCATTAAAAGCATCATACTTTAAGCCATCTCTAATAGACTTTCTTAAAAGCTCCATACCAGAGTCTGGGTCACTAAACTGGCTCCACTCAATATAGTTTCTTCTACTCATTCACCGGGGTTCCTTGAATAATATCATATAAATTTGCTTTGTCATCATCAGATAATTCAAACCCCGCTTCTTGATCTTTTTGCTTTATACTTATAATTTTTACTAGTTGTTCGTTTGATCTCTGCATAGTCTCGATATGTTTTGCAGCGACTGGACTGAGATATTTATTCTGATCTGCATCTCCTGCAATCTGATTAGCTATCTCATTCAAAAATTCTCTCGCTACCTTTCTATCGTTTCTGATATTATCAAGAGCCTCTGTTATTAAAATATCTATGCTTTTATCGCTCACAATTCTCCGTTCTCCCAATCGCTTTTGAAATTTGAATATTTTTTTCTGAATTTCTTTAACGAATTAACAATTTGTTTTGTGTTCAAACCTGTTATTTCACGCAGGTATAAGTAAATAGCTTTTTTATTAAAAATTTCAATATCGTCTTTTGATTCAAATAGAATATTTATGGCTTTATAAACCTTCAAATCATTTTCTTTCATATTGCTGGTATCCCAAGACTTCAATTCATTATAAAATGAAATCCAGAATTCCTGCATCTCTCTTTCCTTCAGGTAGGAGTCGTCGGTAGATAAAAATTCTTCTTCGTAATGTTTTGCAATGTTGTCAAAATCAACTTCTCGTTTGTTTCTTTTTTGTTGTCTTTTGACTTTGTGAATAAACCAATTTTTAGTAATGACACTAAAATACGAGAACGCTTTTGAACCCTTGCTAGCGTCATACTTATCTAAAATAGTCATGAGCCAAATTTTGCATTCGTCCCTTAAATAATCTACATTAGGCAAGTTAGTGAACTTGTATGTAAAAACTATTTTATCAACCATCTCATTAAATGCTGGTTCAATATAGTTTACATAAAGCTCTGTTCTTTCTTTGTGACAATTGGTTTGTGTATACCTTATAATCGCGTCTTCGTGAACCTTAGTAAAATAATGATTTTTTCTTCTTTTAGTTTTCTTCTGTGTTTTCGACATTCTCAGCTTCTTCTTCAGTAAGGCTATAAATATAATCGAAAGTTTCTAATTGTTCGTCAAGTGACTTAGCGTGCTCGACCAGATTTTGTAACGTCTGGTCTCCGTAAAACATCTCTAGCTGATAAACAGTAGATATGTGATCCGAAAAATTACCAATTAAAGTTTTAAGATCTCCTAATTCTTCGGAAACCGACAGCAATTTAGTGACACACATTCTAGCATACGCGAATACCCCTATATTAAACAATATAGAAATAAAAGATACACATGCTAGTACAATTTCTAACTTACTCATACGTTTCGCTCTTTGCTTTTTTTTTCATATCCTCCAAAACTTCTTTATTATCATCAATATATTTTTTTGTTATTTGACCAGTTTTTTGTTCAGCCACTTTTGTGTTCTGATACATTGGTTTGGTTAAACGCTTTTGCACATTTTCTGAACCACATTTAGAACATTGCTCGTAGGTTTCAGACATTAAATGATACACATAACTGTCTTCATTGCAGTTGCTACAATAATAAAGATATTTCGGCATATGATATTATTTTACCATATTAAGTAGGTCTTGTTCAGTAATTGGATTTTCGTTAGAAACACGAACCGTAGGCGGATTGGTGACAACCAAACCATCGCCTGTGCTTACAAGTTCAAAACCTTTTAATATTGGCACAATATCCATTTCATTTAAAAGCGATTCTTGTAGTGCCATCATCACAGAACCAAGAGCTTGATTGGACAGTTTAAAAGTTTGGGCGTTATCTTCCACCAGAGCCTCCCGGATTTTGGTTACGCACAGTTTCGGAAAGATAGTTTACATCAGTTGCAACATCAGTGCGAAATCTTGCCAGCTCTGTTTTGAGAGTATTTAATTCATCTCTGAGGGTGCTGATCCTCATGTTTAGGCTTGCAACTTGTTGTTGCAATTCTTTTGTAGTAGCCATTTTCTTCTCCTTTATGTTTAAATGGTCTTTTCCCATGTAAAACTATTAATAGCTTTATCATCTATAAATAAGTCGTATACAGGTTTTCCTAGTTTTAATTCATGATATTTCGCACCCCAAAGATTTAACTGATCTTCTGTGGTTTTAGTCCAGTCAAGCCCGGTGCCAGAACCGCGAGCAGTCCAATAAACGATAGTATGCCCGTCATCATAATATTTGTTGACTTTATTTATATTTTCTACAATTGGGGTTGACAAACTGTAGTTTCTATCTTCTGGTGTATTTGCGATTGTTTCATCTATGTCAACATAAATTATCATTTGTGAACCTCTTCCTTATCGTAAAAATAATCGTCTTTATCAAAAGCAATTGAACAGAGAACAAGCAAAATATCATTCCCAGTCACATACTCCTGTTGGGCCCATACCATTCTATCTAAAAACACACATTTTCCAGGTGTTAAGGTTACATGCTCTACTCCATCTTTTGAGTGAAGTTCTACATTGACCTCACCTTGTAGACAGAATATATATTGCTGGTCTTCATAGTGGCCGTGTTTGCCTCGAATTTCACCTTTTGGTGTATCGGTAATATAGTACATCCTTCGTGGAATAAACTTTAAATCAGTTAACTCCATGTACCTTAATATACCTGTTTCAGTTGTTCCGTGCTCAGATAACATATTAATTCCTTTTCTTTAAAATTGATTTTATCACAAATTGTAAAATTTTTTAATAACTCAAACAGCTCTTAACTGCCTCTATGACTTTTCGAACCTCTTCGTCGGTCATCATTTCGTGAAAAGGGATACTAACTGTGCTGTTGGATTCAATAATTGATTTTGGCAGATCCGTATGTTCGACAGGCGCATAGCAATCTACATCATGCACAGAGCGATAGTGAATACCACACTGTATCCCTAGATCATTTAATTGCTTCATAAAAATATCGCGGTTTGCAACCCTCATGCGATACAAGTGCCGACTAGTATTGTTCAGACCAAATGCAGAGTTGTATTCATTTCTAATTTCATCATAACGCTTTGATTTATGTTCAAGCTTTTTAAAGTTTTCTAGCGCCATCCATGCCTGTATAGAATTCATATACATTTTCCAGCCGGGAAGAACAAATTTTCTCTCCCAGCTATTGTCTTCAAAATTAGTCCCATATCGTGTAAGAATCTTGAGGCGCCTAATTTTCTCTTCGTCATTAGAAACAATCATGCCACCGTCGACACTGCCAACTGGCTTAGTGGGATAAAAACTAAAAATCATCAAATCTTCATCATTTGCTTGATTTGTAAACTGATTCTCATCTAACTGTTGGGCAGAATCGATAATTTTATAATCATCAAACTGATGTAACACATATGAGCTTCCAACCCAGTCGATATCATCTCTGTACTTAACGCTGTGGCCAGACGTAATAATAGCATTTGGGACAACTGGTGGGATAATCGAGGGTATTTGAACAACGGTTCTGTCTTGCTCCAGTAACGTCATAAAAATACCCATTGTTGCGCTATGAAGAGCACATGCGTACTTCGCCCCCACATATGAAGCAATCTCATTCTCAAATTCTTCAACAACCTTATCGTTCAAGAGTGGTCTGAATTGTGATGTGTCGATTACATAATCGTTAACGTGCATTAATTTAATCATTTTTTCTCCTAAATTTTTTTGAAACAGAAACTGTTCTGGAATAACGAATAGACTCACCTGTACCCCATTTTCCCTTATCAGAAGGAATATCTATCAACTCTACTTCAGACATATATTTCTTTATTTCTTTTTTCCACCACCTAAAATCTCTGACGGTTAACCGCTTCGGGGTGTTTTTACTAGAACCAAGGTGATGTATTGATAAGATCCATCCTTCTTTTGAAACTCTGTCCATTTCTGATAAAACATTCATTAAATCGTCTATCGGGATATGCTCAAGGACCAAAAATGAGGTTACAATATCTACTGAATCATCTTCTAGCGGTATTTTTGTTGAATCTCCATCAAAAAATTTAACTTGGTCGCTAACAAATGAATCTGTTATGCCTAAGCTTACGCTTGCTATATCAATCCCATAAGCATTTTTAGCGCCGAACAAGCTAACCGCGTCATAACAAAACTGCCCAGAACCGCAACCGATGTCTAAAATAACCTTATCCTTCAAATTAAATCTTTGATTAATTTTTTTATCATTTATAGACTCTCTAAACAAATCATAAAAAACACTACCGTAGTTTCTCACTAGTCCGATAGGGGCTTCGGCCCCATTTGGTAATTTTAATTTTTCACCTGACTTTGACGTATAGTTATTTATGTAAATGGATTTTAAATCATCATCATTCATATTACTTTAATTTCCCGGTCAACATATCTTTGAACATTATCCAATCACATAGCTTTGCCTTAATAGGGTCTGAGAAGGCTGCTGGCTTATTCTTCTCAAAGAAAAAGTGCCCAGACCATGCGAATGGATAAACAATAAATGGCAATAAAACATATGCAAATATGTTCATGTTAAATCCTATTATAACACACAAATACGCTATTGTCACCAATTGACCTAAAAAATGTAAGCGTCGGTTCCACTTGTTTTGATGAAGGGTTAAATATTCTTTATAATATTCATCAAGATTCATTTTCCATATCCATAAACGTTTGAATGTTGTAAAACTTTTTATCTAATATATCTATACCGGATTCTTTGACATTGTTTAAAATTTGATGAATAGAACTTCCGGGTCCGTATTGTGGCTCAAAGCCTAAAATTCCTTTAGCTTTTCTATTAGAAGCCAGATAGTTTCTTACATCAGGACGGCTCTGTGTCTCTACATCAATTTCCATACCATGGTGTGAAAATGTATCTACTACGTCCTCTGCCAGCCGACCGATCGTATAGTTTTCTCCGCATATGTTAAACACTTCTGATATTGATAAGTCACATGTTATCGCTTTACGATAAGCGGTAACCACATCTCTAATATCAATCAGCGGCCTCCACAAGTTTGGATTATGTACAACAATTTTTCCACCTGTAAGAGCAAACTTAGTCATCGTATTCACTACTAAATCAAATCTCATTCTTGGTGACCAACCGCCAACAGTTCCTTTTCTCATTGCTATCGGTCTAAAAGATTCATCAGCCATATTCATGATCGCATACTCTCCCTGTAACTTTGAAATTCCATAGGGGTATAGCGGATTTACAGGGCTATCTTCATCCATCACTTCGTTGTCAGTAAATCCATATACACTACATGAGCTTGCATACACAAAGCGAGAAACACCAGCTTCCTTGGATATAAACGCAAGATATGTGGGAGCCGCAGAATTCTCTATAAAGTTTTTTGCAGGACTAAAATTAGCCATAGGGTCATTTGATAATCCAGCTAAAAATACTACCGCATCATAGTCGAGAAGATCTTCCACTTTTAATTCCATCAAGTTTTTATTGAGAACATTGATCTGTTTGTTCAGATAATTTCCAAACCAAAACAAGTCTACTACAGTGACACTATGACCTCGATTGTGTAAATCATTTGATAACTGAGTGCCTATATAACCGCCACCACCAGCAACTAAAATATTTTTCTTGGATGTCATAAACATTCCTCACGGAAACTATCATAATATTTATACCAAATTTTGACAGCGTTATTTTCATTCATAAGTGTTGCATAGCGAACACAGTTCTTGTTATTGTCATCACCATCCCAGACTGGGCCCCATGGTTTACGGCGTCCGCTGTAGTGTATTACTTTTACGTCGGCTGCGTGTTCATCGTAATGTTCTGGGTTTCCTTTGCCGCCACCACCAAACTCTTGAAAATTATAAAGGTTAGAAATTACTTTAACATCTGGATTGGAGGGGCTGTAAAAATGTTGACACGTAACTTGATCTCCATCTGGTCTGTTTTTAATGTCTGTGTTAATAACGGCCCTTATCATCTCGGTGTATGCTTCGCCAGTTAAATACTTTTTACCTGCTACTAAAATACCGAGATTGGGAAACTTCCAGATAAGCTCCGCGGGGTCTTCAATAATATCCGAAAAGTCTCCTGTACAGAGCATGTCTGCATCCATGTATACACTTCTTTCATAACCAACTTGCGAAAATGTCTCGAACGACAAATAAACATCATAGTTACCTACACCGTAGATTGTTCTTGGTATGTAGCGATAAAAATCTGAATTTTGTGGTAACTTAAAAACTGTGTCTTTATGGGCCTTCCTTATCAAGTCCTTGCTTTGATCATTAAGATTGTTATACGGAACAACAAAGTCGCAGTCTTCAACAACTCTGAGATTCTTTTTTATTGAATGTATAAGCACAGCTGTTGCCAATGCAAAGTCATCGGATGCTGGAATACATATTGCATATTTTTTCATGTTTCACTCCTTACAAGAAAATCAGCTAAAGGTTTTTTATGGTCAGGTAAATTATCATAATGCTCTTTTCTAATTTTACCTCCATATTTATCTCTCCACTCGGTTGGGTGAACGCTGTAATATACCGACAGTAAGGTTCTTTCACCTTCTGAAACTTTTGTGCCTTTGTGAAAACCATTAGTATTGCCTATAACGAGATCTCCAATATTTCCACATTGCCTGATTATACTATCTTCTCCATATATTGAGCTTATTTCTCTGTGTTTCCATCTGTACTTTGAGTCCCAGCCTTGAAACTTTTTAATGTGACTTTCTTTGACGTATGTAAAAGGGCCATTAGACTTATTAACATCATCTAAGTAAAAGAAAAACTTTATAAAACGAGGGCTATCCTTATCACAATGAAACAGTGTAGTTTGGCCATTACCGGGTATGTGTTGTTCTAATTCTTGAGTAGCTTTACTTTTTCTTAGCTGGACATTTGTAACAGCTGGTACACAATTAAAGAAGTTTTTGGCTATCTCCACAACCTTATCATCAAATACAATATCGCAAACAGAGTCACAATTTAAAAGTGGGTGAGCCACTTGTTCAGTATAGAAGTCATTGTATTGTAACTCTCCTTTCTCCTTTATTGCTTCAAACTCATTTTTGACCAGCAAGAGCCTATCAGGGTCAATAAAGTTTTTAACCTTAGCGGTACCATAATCATTTACTTCATTAGCAATGTCTACATATGAATCATCAATATCGACACCATACTTCTCTTGTCTGTTGTATAACGCTTCTACATAAGATTTTATCTCGTTATCTCTGCCCCAAGCGCACTGGGGGTTGATTTTAATTTTTATCATTTTCTACATCCAAAATATTTTCTTCTTACTTCTGGGAAATCGTCAAACATGTGAAACTCAAATTTTAATTTATCTAACAAATTGAGCTTTTCAAGATGATATTTTACAAGCCTATGATTTGAAATTCTACCGCTTGAATCTGTATCGCAATTACCGGGCTTATTGTATTCATCTAAATAATCATAAAGTGAGAAAAAGTTTGACGAATTTTCGGAATTTGCAAAAAACCACAAGTCTAGAAACCCCTCATCATTCACAGGATAGCCTTTAGTTTTACGTGTAAGGTGGGGCAACACTGGGTGGTTTGCTGCTATTAAATCATAAAGCGGGCCGCGGCCACCTTTAAATAAGTCATTGCCGTTTTGATCTACTACGGTTGACCATTTACCTGAATAAAAATATTGATTGTCAAAATTGTCAAATATAATATCTGTTTCAAATGCTAAATCAAAGCGAGTGGTCATTACATAATCATACTTAAAATTGTTTTCATTTTCATACTGTTTTCTGTATTCGTTAACCATTTTATTTGAATACCAGCGGCTGTAGTGATTATTTTTTCTTGCTTTTTCGCCTTTTACATAATCAGGAATATCAAAATATATTTGTTCTTCAAAGACGCTGTGGACTGGTTTGTATAGCTCGGTAGTTTTTTCTTCTAATTCACCATCCCAGCAATGAATAAAGACGTCTACATCATTTTTATCGATAATGTGTTTCTTGTAGTGCTCGAAACCTTTAATCAAAACGCGAGGATCTGAATCAAAAAATCCAGATTTTCCTTGTATGTTTCCGATTTTACCGCTCAAACAAAGTGCAACCTTACTCATTGAACCCTAACTCTCTTTTAAGACTTTCATATTTTGTGATTTTAAATGAATTAACAGCCTTATCATCAATCAACAAATCATAGTGTATTTTCCCCATAACTAATTGATGGTATTTTACACCCCAAGAATCTAACTGGTCCAATGTAAGTTGGTACAGATTCGAATATATCTCACTAACGTTTCCATTAAAACCAGACATTCCACGCGCTGTATAGATTATAATCTTATTTCCGTCGTCATAGCATTCATTCACAATATTAATCATGGCGTTTATTGGTCGACAGGAATAATATTTACTTATTTTTCCTTCTTCACTATTTCTATAACATAATACATCGTCCAAGTCAAATGCAATTATTTTGTCGCGCATAAAATCTCCCCAATTCTTTGGCGTATCCTACGCTTTATCTTGTCATCAACGTCAGGGAAATTACTTTTTATTTCTTTAAATTCTTCCGTTGCAAACACGTAGTGGCCGCTTGTTCTTATTATAACATGTTTCTTCAATTCGTTTGTATAACAATTTATATTTGAAGGTAGCCACTTAACCCACTTTTCGGATCGAAAACACAAATCGTAAAATTTATTCAGTGACTTTTCATCAAAATGATTAAGAATCTCCTCTAACACACATTGAGTCTCAATAACACCAAACTCAGGAGCTATATTAAGCGCTGATAAGCCCATTTTAAAGCGTTTTCTGATATCGTTAGGGGTAAGGTAGTCTCCATTGTGTTCCTTAGATTTAAGGCCGTATTTACGACAAATTTCGATCATTCGCTTACATTTTGGAACGTCAAATTTTCCAATATTCCTAGTGCCCTCAATACCGGTGCCGCCTTGAATTACTGCGTATATAACCTTATTAAACAGTTCTTCCCCCAAACCCTCTTTAACGGATTGAATTATTGTTTCAAACTCTTCGGGTGTATATGGCCTTATTGCTTGCTCTGTTCCGATTTCGTAAAAACACTCAGGGTTCACGTTGTTACACATCTTAATCAAATTAACAGTTTCGTCAATAGCTGCATCTAGCTTCTCATATTGCTTCCATGGATCAATGTGTAAATAATCAAAACCCAAAGTGGCGTCAAGTATCAATGATTCAGTGCCGTCGTCAGGCTCCTTTCCTTGAAGGGGGCCGGCATGATCACGCTGTAAAACAATATTTTTGTGTTTACCAGCATAAGCAATGAATTCATGTGTCATCCAGTTGTTGACATACCCTCCGTCGAATTCAATTTGTCTTCGTGAAGGTAATAACCCAATTTTAACATTATTTTCTGTAGCATATTCAACAACGGTGTCGACTATGTTTTTACTCATCGGACCAATAAACAATTTACTCATTTGAGCCTCCTAATATATTATACAGGCTTTCCTTACCTAAGTAAAATAACATTTTTGAATATGGATAATGATGCAAGGGCGCAATGTTCAAAAAGATTAACGCAGTTAATAATCTAACTTTGTAGATATCAAAATTGTTTCTATGTAAAAAATCATAAAACTGCTTTTCATTTTCAACCAGACAATGCTTTCGGTATAGATCATATGTGATAACATTATCCATTTGATTTATTTCATAATGATTTTTATTTATAAGCTCATGAGAAACAATCATACCATGTAATAATTTAGCTAAATCATAATATACATCGCCATATTCAGTTATACCTCCAAAATCTTGACGCCAATCAAGTAAATAAAAATCACCAGTTTCAGCAACAAGTATATTTTCAAAATGCAAGTCGCCATGCATTCTTGAGGCTTTTCCATCATAAAGTTTAGACCACTCTATCCTGTCTAATAATTCGCGCACAGCCGGGACATTTGAGCCATTTATTGTTTCAGCGCAATCTTTTTCTGAGAACCTGTTAAAATAAAGTTCTACTCTTTTTTCGGTTTTTTCTTTGTAGAATATTTTGCATATTTCATTAAAATCTTTTGTTTCTTGATTACTAAGGTTAACCGGTTCCCAGAAAAACATCAGATAATCTAAAAGATTTTTAAAAGTCTTTTTGTTCGTTGCCTTTGACATAGTTTTGCCAGTGAGCATTCTGTAAGAATACATATTTTCTCTTACATTGGTAATCTCTGGAACATATCCTTTTAGCAAACTTGCTCGATAGGCTCTATTAGAAATAAATCTCGGGTCACTGTTATACTTGATAACCCTATCATTAACGAACCATATTGCTTCATTGGCTTTTTCAAGTATCTCCGGAGCATCTTTTGACTTTACCAGTTCTCTAGCTGCGGTTAAACTTGCAAGATTGCCGGTATCATACCAAGTAAATTTTTTTGCTTGAATATTAATTTTTTGTTTTACCATTTCCCGGAGAGCATATGATTCTCCGATTTTGATAGAACCGTATTTCTTACCATCTTCCATAGCGGCCCAAAAAGCTTCATAATCTCTGATACCAGTTAGACCAATATATGGCTTGGTGTCGTACGAAAGTATCTCTTCTTTCTCACATACTCTTTCAACAGAACCATTATCAGATAATTTAAAAGAGCGATAGTGGTGATTGTTTTCTACCTCTGCATAACCTACCCAGTTTTCCGTGGGCTCTGGTACTTCTTCTAGTATGACTGTGTCATTGGGGCAAAAAATAAACGGAGTCTGTAAGTATTCTTTACACTCTAATATTGTCAACCCTAGTCCTGAACCGTTACCGCAATAATTTTCTATTTCAACGCATGTTATTTTACGATCAGAGTGAGCCATTTCAAGATAGTGTTTCAGCAGTTTTCCCTTATGCCCTAGGGCCACAACTATCTCGACATGCTTGGGAAACTTTTCTATTACGTGCGATATTACTGGCTTGTTGTCCAACGCAACAAGCGCCTTGTTTAGATTTTTACTAAAATCACCAAGGCGCGTACCTAAGCCAGCAGATGGTATTAAGACTTTATAACTCATTTATCTCTTATAATCATCCTCAAGCCTTACAATATCATCTTCTCCAAAATATGTTCCACACTGTACTTCGATGAAAATTAATTCATCGTCACCTACATTTTCAATTCGATGACTACTACCAATTGGGATAAAAATGTTTTCACCAGCCACAAGTTGAATTTCTTCACCATCTAAAGTGACTTTGGCAAACCCTTGCACAACTACCCAATGTTCAGACCGCTTATGGTGATACTGATAACTTGGTCGGTGACCCGGCTTAATTATTAGACGCTTTACTTTGCAATATTCTTCATCTAAAAGATTTTCAAATGAGCCCCACGGCCGTTCTTCTTTGTAATTCATAATTCCTCTATATTTTTGATTTCCACGCTGGTGAAGGATCTCTGTTGACCACACCAGAATGTTCGTAACTAGTAGTATACATGGGATTTGCATACTCAGGCGCCGGCTGGATAGTTGGTTTCACACGAATGTTAATAACATCTCTATAGCCATCTATAATTGGGTTTGCTCGATGAATTGAATTGTTGATAAACGAAACCATTGTTCCTTGTTTACCAGTAACCCGTTGAGTTGAGTAGCCATCTTGTTTCAGCCCCTCGATAAGGTGCCCAACCCTTGAATTGTTAGGCGGCGGATACCAGCATTCAGTGCCTTTTCTGGTACAAACTCCCAAGACTCCCTCTTTGTTTGGCCCTCTCAGATATTCATATGGAGAATTGTTTTCATCAACATCATTTAGATAAATCAATGTTTTAACAATTTCATTTGGATTGTTGTCATAGTGCCATTCATACGAAGACACCCTATCCTCTAGTTTTAAAGTTCGATAAATGTATATTTTATCAACGTAAAGATGACAACCATACTGATTTTTTTCCATGTGTGGAACCAGCAAGTTGCAAATAGAAGATATTTCTTTATGAAATTTCCATATATTGTTGTGTTTAACCATGATACCGTCATCGTCGCAATCTGTCTTAGTGTCAAAATCAGTTGTTACTGACTCAGAAAGCTTCTTAATTGTCTCAAGATAAGCATCACCTAAAAATTCTGGCTCATAAAGTCTGACAGGGCTTATGTAGAAATTAGTTATCGATTCTAAATCTGCTTGACCAGTATAAGACTTTTTACACAAATTATAATATTGATCATAGTTCATCTAAATCTCACGTGTAGCAAACAAAATTTGCCCTGTAGCCACTAGAATATGCATCATAAATGTTAAGAAGGCGCACGATTCTGAAATATTTTTTTAGATTAGCCTCAACTTCGGCAGCAGAAATGTTCATTAAAGGGTGGTTAAGGGGAGTTTCGAAGGCCAAAAAATCGGTGTTTTTTGATAGTTTTGTCATAAAATCATGAGAATTTTCAAAATTCGGATAAATTTGATGCAATACTGAATTAAAAATTACGAGCCCATAATGATCATTGTTGTTCATAACATATTCCACCGCATCGCCATTGATAAAGTTGACATTATTAAGTTTAGTAATCTCTTTTATATCTCTTGCTGCTAAAACATCCTGCTCTGTATACTCTATACCAGTTACCTCACTAGCGCCATGGAGTGCCGCTTGAAAGGAGAAGAAGCCTTGATTAGAACCAATATCTAATACTTTTTGGCCGCGGCTTTTGTTCATTGGAATAAATGGCAATTTCCTGTATGAATCATACATATCCTTACCGGAGAGGTATCCTTCCATCAAATATCCATTATCAAAGCCAAATCCTTGATAAATTTTGCCTTTCCACTTTGGAATTCCATGTTCGTCTAAAACTGTTTTATATCTGTCAACCATTCCTCTGTAAATTTTTGCTAAATCTTGTGGGGTCTTATCATAAGCTGGCATAAAGTATCTTTTATGCATAATTCTGAACCTGTGGAAATCCACAATTTTACCCCCTATTAAATTAATGGATTTATACCACTCATCTTCTGGGCACAATTTTAGTCTGGTAATATCTCTGACTACTGACGTAGCAGTAGATGAATCCAGCTGTAGTGCAGACTGCATGTACTGTCTATCGCGGGCTGGGACATAATGGGGCACAGACAAAGCTCTTGTTGGTGTTCCCATATTTTCCATGACAATTAAAAGATAGTCTTCTTTTGATTCTATGTCTTGTGATACCGCGGCACTATAAATTTCAGGAAAAACTTTGCTACTTGATTTCTTTATAGCCTCAACAGTTTCAAGAGAATCTTGAAGACTTTGATATTTTGGATTATTAGCTATAATTTTCAACCCAACTTGCGCTCCATATGGAACCCAAAGCGCATCATCGCCTCGTACACCAGTGCCGGCATGCGCATCGCCATCATGCAAAAATTCATACTTAAACTCTCTGTCATTGCAAGACATTAAAGCCGACCAGCTTTGATCGTGTCCGGGCTTTTTGATTGTTACAGTCATTTCTTCTTTTTTAGAATTTACAAATTTTAATATCATTATATTACCTTAGTTTAATTTTAATTTTTCTTTCAGAAAGAGGCAGAGTGTTGATTTCTGGATCCTTATAAATTGAATCCCCAGGTATATGCGTGGTTGATATCTCTTCAATTACACAACCACCATCACTTCTAAATTTATGATCAACACCTCTACTGATCAGAATTGGTTTTCCCTTTGTCATACGAATTTCTTTACCATTAAGTGTTAGTGTGCAATCTCCATGTAAAAGCTCAAATGCTTCTTCTTTTTTGATGTGACGATGAGTTGGGTGTTTTTGGCCCGGCGTTACAACAATAATTTTTTTGCAATATTCGCGATTAATCTTATCAATAATTAATGCACCATATTCAGAAAATCTTTGCAAACCATAGTGTGCCGAAATCTCTACCTTTTCATTGCCAGATAAGGGAATCTTAGCTTCTGACAATATCTTTACCGTTTGTCTAACAATTTTGTTTATAATGCGATCGTCAATGGTGGTTCTATTGCAGTCTTTTTTAAGAGCTTTGTTAACAGATAAGTCTTTTGCGGCAATTGTGCCCACAATTTCTTCAATACTAGAAACATTGTATTGGTTTTCTTGACAAGGCATCGCATAATAAAAGTCATCCTCTGACAAAATTTCACCCTCTGTCACATTTCTATTTAAGTACACTCCGCGCTTGAGTGCTGCTAGTGATTCAACCTCGGTTTCAGAGGTACCACACAAGGCACTTTGTATAACTTGAATCTCTTGAATAGCTTTTTTCATCTGCTGGGGCGTGTTAGAGTACGCGTTTAGGCTGATTGTGTCTGTTGGTACTCCCACATGCTTTTCGACGATTGTGCACCCCATAGCAACGGCTGTGGGCGCTAACGAATCAACATCTGGCGATTCATGCGTGGAAAAGCCAATTTCGATGTCTGGAAATTCTTCTCTTAATATATTGATTCTGTTTAAGTTTGAATTCTCTACCGGAGTAGGGTATTCGCCTATGCAGTGCATAAATGCAAAATCCCTGTTATTATGTTTGAAGAGATTGTAAACCTTTCTTAAGGTTTCGATCGTCGCTCCACCAGTAGAAATAATTATTCTTTTGTTAATTTTACATATTTCGTTAAGAAGCGGCCAATCATCTATAGAGCAACTTGCGACTTTAACAATCGGAACATTTAACTCTTCAAACCACGGCAAAGATTCATTATCGAAAGGGGTTGCAACAACCGACAAGCCAGTCTCTCTGATATGCTCTATTATTTCTCCAAACTGTTCTTTTGACAACCTAGTAGAATTAAAGCGCTTAACAAACTTTAAGTCTGACTGCTTAAAGTCTTCATGTATAAAACTGTCTAATTGTCTGAACTGCAGCTTTACTGCTGCATTGACGCCTGTTTCATTTGCGACTTCAGAAAACTCGTCAATAATATATTTAGCGTGCTCAACGCTGCCTTGATGGTTGTTTGCCATCTCAAAAATATAAAACATTATCTAACTCCTGACTTGTATAGATTTTCGTAATATTGGAATTGCCACTCATAATCAATATCAAAAACTTCCCTTTCATCCATAGGATATAATTGAATATCGCCGGGCGTCATAAAGTCGCCCATCCAAATACTGTCTCCAATCTTTGACATTCTGCCGGCATATAAACAATGTGCGGCTTCATAAGTAGTATCAACAAATTTTGTATTCATAACTGCTTGACCTTCAGGCCATGGTGTTTGCAGCTTGAAATCAGAACCCCAATAATAGTTCTTCTTTTCAATAACACCAAAAAGACCATCTGATTCTATATTAGCATAAAACTCTACAAACTTTTCAACGGTCTCCAGCTTTAAAAATGGAGCGCATGCATTTACCAACACACAGTATTTAAAAGGAATCTTATCCCACCATTCATACATTTCAGTCATCGGTGTGCCCTCTGAGTTTGCAGACTGCTCGGACCTATTAAAGATTTGCACTGGGTAACGCTCAGATATTTCTACAAGTTCTGGCTCATAGACGGATGAAATTATATTTTCACTTGGAATATAGGAAGAGGCGGATAGCTTTTCTAGGCATATATCCATAAGAGTCGTACCGGCAAATGGCCGAATCATTTTTTGTGGAACCCTCTGGGAGCCTAAGCGTGCTTGAACCAGCACACAGATGTCATCAAGCTTTTTCATGGTATTTATCGCCTCCGCCTAAATTTTTAAAATTTGTGTTTGGATATAATGTGTGAATATATTCCCACAAATAATCATATTGCTCTTTCCAAAAGTAACTAACATTTGTCAATCTAAGATTTTGAAAAACACCGGGCAACGTTGTTTTACCCGGCTCAAACGCATGGTCGCCCTCAAAAATAGCTTCCGGGCCGTCAAAGCCAGTGAACAGGACATTTTTAAATCCTAGGTGTGCAGCAAAAATTTTCATTCTAGCCCCTGCCCCTAGTCTACCATAAAAACGAGTGTGCATGCAGAAATATTTATCATAATTATCGAACTTATAATTAAGCCATCTATCGTGAATCTCAAACCCAATCATCGTTTGATGTTTATCTCTATAATCTATAAAATCCGCAGCCTCGATGTCTGGCTCTCCCATAATCATAGCTAAATCAACTTTTTTATCCTTTAGCTTTTCATTTCTAAAAAAATGGTTTATCGACCACAAAAAATCATACTCGTTTTGTTCCCAGTCATTATTAGCAGATGGGCCGCCTCCAATCAACATAAGTGTTTTACCTTTACAGCTTTTAAACTCAGGTAAATTTTGATACGCAATTTCAGGTGTTACAATAAGATTATCACTAAAGCCACTAAAATGACTCTTACAATCTTCTGTGACCCAGTCAACGAAGTTTCCCCGGGCGCGATGATGGTCGAAGACATTCACTAATTGCCCCTCAATTTCTTTCTTACAGGCAGTTCGCCATCTGTTACTCTTTTGTGTCCGTCGCCTAGGGCGATCTCAAGCTCTCTAATACCTTTTACAAGCTTAATTAGGCCTTGAGGTTCAACAGAAGCAAGATGATCAGATCCCCACATAGTTCTGTCAAGTGTTATGTGTCTTTCGATAATGGTAGCACCCAAATAAACACTAGCAACAGTCGTGCCTAGTCTAAATTCGTGGCCGCTGTATCCAACCTCACAATTATATCTCTCTCTAAGTGTTTCAATACATCTTAAATTAAGATCTTCTAGCGGCGCCGGATATGTTGAGTTACAATGCAATAGAGAAAAGTCGGCTCCTTCTTCGCGCATCCAAGCAACAGCTTGATCAGTTTCTTCAAGCGTACTCATGCCAGTAGAAAAAATAACTTCTTTGCCAGATTTTGCTGACTCTCTCATAAGCTCTTCATTTGTAATCATAGCCGAAGGAATTTTTATAAATGGGATATTATATTGTAACAAAAACTCAAGACTATCCATATCCCAAGGAGAAGCTGACCATTCAATATTCTTTTCTTTACAATACTTATCAATTTCATCATATTCATCTTGGTCAAACTCCATTCTATGTTTATAATCGATGTAAGACATTGTGCCCCAAGGCGTATCACGTGGAATATCTTTTTGATGATCTGGCACACAAACGTCTGGATTTCTTTTCTGGAATTTCACCGCATCACACCCAGCTACCGCTGCGATATCAATTAATCTTTTTGCGGTCTCAAGGGAGCCATTGTGGTTAATGCCAATTTCAGCAATTATATACGTACTCATAGTTTAATCCTTTCAATTTTTTCATATACAGCGCTAGATGAAGCAACCTTGATGTCTATATTTTTTTCTTTTAGCCAATAATAAAGCTCTTTGGAGGCATCTCTAGTCGTTTTTATTTCCCAATCAAGTACATCACCTTTATTAACAACATTGTCGTTTGTGCCATAAAAATGCTCATAATTGTCTTCATTAGCATCTTCTTGTCTAAGATCCCAGCCAACTAAAATTATTTCTTTAAAGCCCAAATGAACCGCCATATAAAACACTGTTTCATACATTATACCCGGTCCACAGGGTCTTGTCAAGTTATTCTCTATTAAGTAATCCTCAAATTTCTTTGTAACTGTGACAAACTCGTTATTAATTTCAGTTCTGATTGGTATCTTGAAGAAAATATCGTTTTTCTGTATCGGAGACCATCTAGCACCCAAGTCGTAATTGCTGCTTGCAATCACGACGGGGCGGTGCTTTTCATAGGCGTAATGCTGTTTAAGCCTTTTGTAGTTTTTTTCAACAGGAAGATTACTACAATTGTAAAAATGGTAATCAGTTATTTCTGGAAAAAAGTTATAAGCTTGTTTAATTGAAAAAACTGTCTTGTCTTTCAAAGATTCTTTTAAATAGTCAACTTCATATTCATTCAAAGATGGACCGCAATTTAAAATATAGAGTGTTTCACCCTTGTGTGCATCTTTCAAATAAGATAATTTATCCGCTAAACTCTCTTTCAATAACAACTCAGCATTGATAGTCTTTGCGGGAGCGTCTTTTACAAATTCTACTAAATTTTTGCCCACTGATTCAAGCCTAAAATCGTCCAAAGAACGAAGATGTTTGTTAGCTTTCTTTCCATTATCTTCAAGTGTGCCGTTTTTCCAATCATTATATGCAGCTCGCAATTGTTTACGAAGGGAATTAATATTTGTTTCAAACCACAAGCTATTTTGAGAGTAAACTTGATCATTAGTAACGCAACAATCAAGCATTCCGTCAACAAAATATGTATAGTCTTTACTTAAATAATCAACATGTCCCCCGATATGTGGAGCAATAACTGGCTTACTATTTAATACCGATTCAAAAAGCGTTAAACCAAAGCCTTCTCCCCTTGTAGCAGTGGCATAGACATCTGAAATCTCGAAAAGCCACTTAATACTACTGTTGTTTAAAAATTGAGTGATGAGGGCGATGTTTGCTTGTACTTTAGGATTGTCAGTTTGCGCTTTTGCTGCTTGAATTTCATTTACAATATGTTCTGTTGATGGATGTGTTGGGCTTGCATATGTTTTCACGATAAGAGCCGCATCAGAGTCGTTTTCAAATTCCATCAAGAACGCAGATATAATTTTATCAAAGCCTTTTCTATGTGTCCACTGTGACATGGTTAAGATACAAAATTTATCGTCTACTGAAAAAGGTATTGAGAGTGGTGCTGCTTGACAATTATCATACTTATTCTCAATTGGATGAGGTATTACAGTAACATTGTCGTTGTATTTTTGAAACACTTCGCGATTCCATTCACAAGCCGTAATAATGCCGTCTGGCTTGAAATATTTAAGAGTTTCTTTCCATTCATCACATATGTCAGTTGTTTCCCACACAACTAAATGGTAGTTGCTAGAAGATGCATTGATTATCTTCAATAAAGAATTTTTCAAGCCGGAGCTTGTTCTAAATCTAATGTCTGCAAATAAAGGTAGTGGTGTTGGCGTGTGCCATATACAGGCATAATCGTTGTTGATAAGATACGCGTCAAGCTCTTCTTGAGACTTAAAAATATACTTATCTATAAGTTGCTTGTATTCGTCTTCTAGGTTTGGATTCTCTTGTATAACTGTAGAATAGATTTTTAGCTCAACGTCTGTTGCTGTTGCTAAGTATGTGTCAAGAGCTTTTAGATAGCTGCGTGCAGCAATACCATAACCAGTCAAATCATGGAACTGGCCACAATAAACTATTTTTTTCACAACACAACAACCTTGGCATCTTCTTCTTGTGCTGCTTGAGTCGTCATCACAGAATCAACAAATGATTTATACATTTTTTCTTCCGAAAATCTGTCATTTAGAACTTCTGCATATTCACAAACATGATTATGGTTGTTGCTTTTAATATTATTTAAACATTCTCTCATCTGCTGCTTAGCTGATTGTTCGCGAGCAAATGACCACATGCTATCTTTTTGTAGAACTCCATCCCAAACAGCATCCTTTTGTATTGGTCTCATATCAAATGATACATTGTAAAACATCTCTTTTCCGTTTTCGTCAAATAAGTAGTCACACTGACCAGACCACCCAACAGTTACAACTGGCATGCCGGAATATGCTGCCTCAAAAATAGGTAAGCCAAAACCCTCTCCGTGAGTCAAGGACACAAATGCATGTATGTTCTCATGTACATAAAGTGAGTGAATTTCTTCATCTGTCATATCTCCATGAAGAAGATACACTTTGCATTGTCTGTTTTTAGGCAAGCCGGCTAATATTTTTTTAATTTGACCCTCTGTTGCTGTTTTGTCAATCAAAGAGTTTTTCATCATATTAGTTTTTAAAATTAAGCCTACATTATCATTTTCAAATTCTTCCACAAACCACTTGATAAGGTTTGGTAAGTTTTTTCTTGGACCCATTTGAGAAATGCACAGAAAGTTGTGCTCTGTATCAACATCTATGTCCAAGTTAGGTAACTTACTGTAACTCTTAACAGGGTAATTCACAACGTCAACTGGTGTTCTTAACACAAATGGATGCTCTTCTTTGGTTTTTTCATTAATAAGCTTATATTCTGTTCTTTCGAAAACATCCTTAGCATGGTTGGATACAACAATTAATCTGTCCATAATGTTGCTTTTATCAATCCACGTAGGTGCAACTTTTGTAGTTTCAATACCGGCTGTGTATCCAATATTTTTAGTTGCTAATTTTTCAAACTCATTTGGTACAGTTACTTGTAGACTTAAATCAAATTTACCACCTTGTTGAATATAAAAAATAGTTTTTTCAATTACTGCATCAATCCAGGCTCTCTCTTCGCTCACCTCATTAATCCACGATGTCTTGCCCCACTCTAGAGGCTGAATAAAAATGTCAAAATTTTCTTCATGTGCGCGCAATGCTCTTAAGGCAAATCTTGCTTGTTCACCGTAGCCGCTCCTTGTTAAAAGTGGCCCTTTCAAAAGAATTTTCTGTTTCATGCTATCTCCTTTAATGTCCAGCGAGAGTAGTTTCTTCTGGTTTCCCAAGAACCATGATGTTCAATCGTCTTGTCGATGAAATCTACCCATTGTTTTTCAAAATTTTCAAAATTATAGCTTTCCTTAACATGTCTGATGCCTCCATCTGACATTTTTTGATAAGATTTCTTGCTATTTTTTAGCGCTTTGTTCAAGACGTCCTCAAATTGATCTTGCCCAATTCTATCTTCGTTGATATATGGCACTTGTAAAGAGCCAATAACTGTCTTTGAGCAGGGCTGAATACCCCATCCAAACCATTCCTTGCCATCTGTGACTTGTTCTTGCAGGCCTCCGGTCATATTCACAATTATTGGAGTTCCGCATGCTAATGATTCCAAAGTTGCAAGACCAAAACCTTCCGCATCAGAAATATTGATAGTGTAGTCGGCCATATTATACATCGCAGCTAAATCTGTTGAATCTACTTTTTCAGTTGACAATAAGACTTGCCCATCGGTAATTTTTAGATGCTCAAGAATGTGTGGCAAGTCTTGACCATGTGGATCTTGGGCATCTGTGTGCATTAAAAGACTTGCTTTGTCGTGACCCACCTTGTCAAGCCATTCTTTGAACCACCAAATAAGTGTCCCGCTTTGTTTTCTTCTAGCGTTTCTATTATTCCAAAAGAAAATCTTTTTATTTGGATTATTATGATTGGTGGATGCATCAATTACTTTTTGCCTTAAAGCAGCGATCTTTTCTTTGTCCTCTGGTTTTTTATATGGATAAAAAACCGAAGAATTAACTGCATGAGGTATTCTACACCCGTAAGCTTCCGGAGAGGCGGTGCTAACAATCTTATCTGTCACTTTTGATATTGTGACAACTTCATCGTTAGAATCATACCAAATTTTGTTAAACATGGGAATCGGGAAATTATCCCAAACATGGTAATAGATCATTGGTACGTTACTTCTTACCTCATTTTCGATTTCCCATAGCCACTCGTAAAAGCGCGGATCTGTCATAAACCACAAAACATCGGGACGTTCTTTTTGTAAAACCGACCTGATAGTCTCATGGTTTCCATAGCCGTCAATCGGATAAATTATCCAATCATCCATCCACGGCTCAACCTTTATAGGGCTATAATTTTTATGTTTTATCGCGCCACCGAGACATATAAATTTATATCGTCCAGTTTTTAAAAGTGCTTCGATAAAATATTTTGTTTGGGTGCCAACACCAGAAGGCGAAAGCGGGTGATCAGAAATCACCAAAATTTTATGTTTTCTCATTAATTCCTCACGAACAGTGTTCAGTATTGTAAAACTTGCATCCATAGCCGCCTGTGCAGGACAGACGATTCTTAATGTAACGCTTACTTTTAATATTGTATATTGCTTTGTTCAATAATTTAAGCGCATTATCAGTTTTTCTTGGGCCGCTAGTGACTCTGAAGAACTCGACTCTGTTTTTACTCGCGGTCCTCTTAAGTAGTGCAAAGTGAGTTTCTACGTCTTTTGGATCTACATTCATTTTTTGACAAAAATAATGTTTATAAAGAGTTAGCTGGTATGTGACCATTGGCTCAGAGCGTTTCTTAGCGTTCCAGCCCCACGAACACGTCTTCCAATCAAATATATGAACCTTACCATCAGGTGTAGACACCACTGCATCAATAAAACCCTTAAATTTGTAATCATCATGGCCCTCAATATCTTCCATTAAACTCATTTCAACAGCCAGCACTTCATATTCATCAAAATATTCAGATAAAGCATCATCAATCTCAGGAATAATTTTATTACCTTGCTTCATCATTTGATGTACAATCTTATTGTCGACTGGTTCATCTAAATCAGAGATATTTTTCTTTAGCTCATTCACAAAAAAATCTTCGTCTATATCTTCTTGTAGTAGCTTTTTCTCACATACAGAGTGAATAGCTGAACCAAACGCGGTATATTGATTGCCAGTAAATCCATCTATACCATCGACTCTGGTAAGTTTGTGATAATATGGGCAGTGAACCCAATCTTTAAGTTCTGAAAATGAAATGTGTGACATTGATACCTCTTATGTATTATAACACACTAAATTCAATAGTCAAGTTTTTCTGGATCCTGTAGCATTAAAATCTTGTCGTACACTGCTGGACTTACCTTTTTAATGAACTCATGATTCGAATCTAAATAAAACTCTGTAAACATAGTGGCAAAATACTCTCTTATTGACGTGGCAGCATATGCACTAATAAAAACACCTTGGATCAGTGGTGATAATTTATCATATCCGATTTTTTTATGCAAAAAATCATCAAACTCTTGATTAAATTCAGTATTAGCAAAAAATGATTTTGGAGCTTTGTAACCTTTAGCCCACAAAAGATCGTACAATACATTTCTTTTTCTCAAAAATTCTTTTGCAATTTTGTTATCTGAGTAAATCTGGTATCCGTACGATTCTTCCAATGCATGAGATAGCTCATGAATGATATCATCATAAAAATCTTGCTCATCGTCTTGTATGTTACTGATATAAACAGCACCTGAGTCGTAAAAAGCGTTGACATTTCTTTCTTCAAACTCTTTAAACCAACCAACAACAATCATTTCTATTTCAGAAAGCAGGTGTTGCGGTATAGTCGATTCTATTTTAGCAATCACACCTTCAACATCTATTGCATTCACCATTGGTTGCTTGAAATATACATGTATCCCCGAGGGTGTGTAAAAATCAAGGCTGTTCTGCAACTGTTTCTCGTACTTTTCCTTCAAGTGATTTATAAGCATCATCCAATCCTAATTGATAGCCACGTAAAAAGTTTTCCTCTGCAAATGCATAGACAAACTCTGGAAATTCATGAGCCATAGCTTCTGCGATCATGTTAACAGTCACTTCTTCTTTATCGAACTTGGTGCCAACATATTCAACTAACAAATCCTTAAGAGGGTTATCTTTACTGACAGCCATGGCTAACATGTCATTAGTGTGCGCCTCTTCCTCGCTGATAGCTTTTTCTAACTCGTCACTAATAGTATTAATATTACTACTCATTATTTTGTCTCCTTATACAATATAACATAAAATAATTTATTTTACAACACTTTTGAAGCTAATGTTGCTAATTCTGACCTTTCACCTTTTCTGAAGGTGACATGGCCTGCAATGTGAAACTCTTTAAATTTTTCAATTGCATGTGCCAAGCCGTTTGAGGTTTCATTTACGTAAACATTATCAATTTGCTCAACGTCACCAGTTAAAACAATCTTAGTGCCCTCGCCAATACGTGTAATAATTGTTTTAATTTCATGTTTAGTTAAGTTTTGAGCCTCATCAATAACAATAAAGGCATTTGATATTGAACGACCACGAATATATGTTAATGCTTCAATCTCAATTTTACCTTTTTCCATGTACATTTCTAAAGAAGTTCTGTCACCCATTAAAAACTTAAGGTTGTCTTGTATCGGCATCAGCCATGGCAGCATTTTTTCTTCCATTGTGCCGGGCAAGAAGCCGATGTCTTTTCCAAGAGGTTGTACTGGTCTTGAAACAATTAATCTAGAATAGTGGTTATCATCTGCACGTAGACCAATTGTCTGCTGTAAGCCTGCAGCAATTGCTAATAGTGTTTTACCAGAGCCAGCACGACCGACAAGTGAAACAATCTTAATGTCTGGATCCATCAGCATATCAATTGCGAAGGATTGTTCCTTGTTTCGGGCATCAATCTTCCAATCTGGTAAGCTCTTATGAATCATGTTTTTAAGAGGCTCATGGTAACACTTAAATTTAGCTAGCGCAGACTTCTTTTCATTTGCATTAGAAACCATCATTATATATTGATTTGGGTGCAGATTACTGTAGACGTTTTCATCATCAATTAGGATATCATCACCAGCATAATATCGGTCAATTATTTCATCATCAAACGGTATAATTTCAAAACCATTATATAATTCATCTGATGAGGTTACAGCTTTTTCAGAAGTATAATCCTCTGCTGGAATACCAATAGAGTCGCAAATAACTCTCATATTAATATCTCTTGAAACCAAAATGGTTTTTCTATTTTGAGAATTTGCTTGAAGTGTTTTTGCAGTTGCGATAATTAAATGATCTGGATGCCTTAAATCCAAATCTGGCGGAAATATTACCTGTTTTAAGTCAGTGAATGATACTACTTTCAATACCCCTTTACCTTTATCAAGTCTTATTCCTTTTTCTAGGGAACCTTTGGTTCTTAATTCGTCTAAGGTTCTAATAATTTTTCTAGCGTTAGAACCAACAGAATCTTGTCTTTTTTTGTGACCATCAATTTCTTCTAACACCTTCAGTGGCAAGAAAATATCATGGTTATCAAATTTGAATAATACATCAGCATCAGTAAGACAAACGCTTGTGTCTAATACATAATTTTTTTTAGCCATACATCCTCATTAGTATTGCTACAGTATATAGTTCTGTTGGTTATTTTGCTGCCAAAACACTTAAATTGTCACGGTATTTCAGCAACGCCAACTCTTTGTGTTTTGCTTCAATCATAATATCAAATTCATTGCCATAGTCATTAAGAACGTTATATACCAAGTCTGAATGTGCTTGTGGTTTAATCTTTGGATTATTGTGTTCAAGTGAACGAGACTCTGCGTAGTGTACAACAGGTTTTATATCGCCCCATGTTGACAAGGCAAGTTCTAATGCCTCTTGTTCGGTCTGCCCTCCGGGATGGAGCATGTGGTGGTGATAATCAAAGACAATTGGGATACCGATGCGTTTGTACACGCCTTCGTATAGCTCAAGTGTCGAGTACAATGATGTCTTATCATCGTTCTCGACAGTTAAACGAGACCGGACATTTTCTGGTAGTCGTTCAAAGTTGCGACAAAAGTTATCAAGAGCAAATGGTTTATCACCGTAAGCAGCACCAACATGAATATTTAGTTTGGCGTACGGCGTACGAGGTAAACCAATAAGATCAAATAAGTCACCATGCACAGACAAATCAGTCTTAGTCAACTCAAACACTCGCTCTTTTGGCGATGCTAGCTTGTTAAACGGCCCAGGATGCGATGTGAGGCGCATTCCATGTTCTCGGGCAAAGTTGCCCGCCTTAGCTGCCGCGGCGTGAATAGCGCCAAAATTAGGCATGTCTGTGAGGTTGTATTCAGATGCCCATGGAATGATGTCGGAAGAAAGCCGATAAAAGTAAATATCGTTCTCAAGATTCCACTCAAGAATAGTGTGTAAGTCACGCAAATTTTGCAGTGCTAGTTCTGCAGCATATTCAATACCACGCTCTTTGAATGTGCGCTTGATCATGCTACGATTAGTTGTGATACGTTGCGATTTTGGCAACGAAGAAAAGCCCATGTTGATACAGGCATAGCCCAAATGATTCATAATACCCTCCTACAGGTATAATAATTATAACTAATCAAATGCTTGCTGTCAACACTTTTTTATTATCTCCCAATCGAATACCCAAACATTAGGTTTCTCACCTTTCTTGTAAGGAACACCTTTTTTTCTAAGTTTGTCGACTTCTTTTTGATTAGTTATTTGTGCTTCCCAACCATCAACGCCGAGCTTATGTTTTGATTTAGATACAAGGTAACGTCTTTTCAACACCACACAAACGTTTGGGCCTGCAAATGATTTAACCAAAACTCTATCGTTCTTGGTATATCTCTTCTTCGACTTCATAAATTTTGTCTATGGTCTTTATGGCCGAGTCTGGTATAAACAAAACTTTCAAACAAAAGAAAGCTGCCAAAAACATACTCATAGCTAATATTGCCAATTCTGCCACCGTTTCCACATTAGTAACTATGGCTTAAAATAAAAAATGGCTGGAGAGGAAGGATTCGAACCTCCAAGGTGCACTTTCGTGAATCACCGCCCGGGAAACAACCGGGTGCGTTTGCCAATTCCGCCACCCCCCATAAATAAAAACGGTTTTTTGTCTAGAACTAGGATAACCGGAAACCTTTGCCTACGTTTGGGTCGGGCAACCCCCTTCTGCTTATAAAGCGAGCAGAACAGCGCTTTTATTTGCAGCAACAATCACACCCACATGGTGCATTGCATCCACAGCATTCACATTTATCCATGATGTAAACCTCCTATAATAAATAGGATGTTACGCATCAAATGATAATGTTCCATTTTCTGTTTCAACAGAAACCGTCCAACCTGATACAAATGGCTTAACTTCCATAAAATTTGAGTACGGGATTTCTACCTGTGCAGTCAGAGTAGTAAAGCCACGCTTGTGATCATACTTCTCGGTTGAGTAGTCAATTAAATCAACATCATAGAAATTTTCTGACAGGGTATCAGCCAGATATTCCTCGAATGCAAACGAACCTCGCTCATAATCATCAAGATAATATTCATTGCGCAAGTGTTCAAGAATGTTACCGCTCCAACGATTACGAGCATCAAGTTTGCTTTGTGCAATTAAGCTAGCAAATTCGCTAATAACACTGGTCTCATTCATTGCGTCCTCAACCTCACTTTCATTATGAACAAAGACATCAGTGCCTTCTTCGTATGTAAGTGTAACCATAGCGTTATCGGCTAATTTTAGTGATTGTAGTCTTTTTACAACAGACATGTTTTCTCCTATATTAAAGTGGCTGCCCCTCGCGGACTTGAACCGCGGACCCGCTGATTAACAGTCAGCTGCTCTAACCAACTGAGCTAAGGGGCAATAAATTATTGTCAACCCATACTACGGTAGCACCGTTGACAATACTCGGCTGTGCTGTATCCGAAGGAACAACACACGATTTTTTAATTTTAATTGGTGTAAGGTTTTTTTCTTTACCGCCAATCCAAGGCAAAACAGAATATTCACAATTTGGAGCAATCATAGCTGTTGTTTCGGATGGGTAGAAAAAATTATTGTGACCAATTTCAGATAAATAACATTTAAAATAATTCATAAAGTTATAATAACATTATGCAAACATGTTGTCAAGCCATACCCCAAAGATAGTTTTTCCAAATGGGATTAATTTGGCTTTTTTTAACAGTTCTAAGAACACTGGTTTTTGGCTTATATGGTGCTCTAATAAGTTTCATGTTTGCCTCTTCAGGGGTTTTGTCGCCCTTTTTCTGGTTGCATTTTTTGCAAGCTGCAACAAGATTTAACCAAGTATTTTTACCACCACGACTGCTTGGCATAATATGATCGATTGTTAATTTATCAGATGTAAAATAATTTGCACAATACTGGCATTGATTTTCGTCTCTCCAGATAACATTAGCTCTTTTGCATGCGACTGTTGTAAAATGAAATTTTATCACTTTCTTAAGTGCAATCACAGACGGTAAACTGAATTTTTCAGTAACTGTATTAATTGTTTCATTAGCGTATGTTTCAACTGCTGCTGCCTTTCCGATTAAACAAAGCACCAATGCCTCAATTGCATCAATTACTTCCACGGGCCTAAATGATGCATCTAATTTTAATGTTTTAAAATCATTCATGTCATTTTAATTATGAAACAAAGTTATCGATCGGAATGAGGTTTTTTATTTCTAACCGGCGGCACTTCAAAATTTCTAGCTTTTTTTGCTAACTCAGATGAACTTTGTAATTTTTCTTCGCCGCCAACACCCCACAATAATTTCACGCCAAGTTGCTCACATACTGTTTGTTCCGGGGTATTAGATTTACCGCGATCACCGCCATTTGCAAAAAACGTTGGTACATGTCTTCTAATAGCGTCACAAACAGTACCATCAGAGTCGTCAACTGAGTCGACCAAAATTACGCCTTTAATTGCATTTAAAATTTCAATTCTGCGTTCATATTCCATAAACACAAACCCTTTTTTTCTAAAAAGCCAATCATCTGAGTTGGCTATAACGATTACATCACCATATTCAGCAGCATGTCTAATCATGCGAATATGGCCAGCATGTACAGGGTCAAAACCCCCTGATACCATTACTGTTGGTACTTTTTCATCTTCTTCTGTCATTTTTTACTCCAAGTTAGTTTTTTCAAACTCACATAATAAAAGTATATCATGTAATTTTGAGGGTGATAAATCAGATTGGTCAAATATTTTTATAATTTTCCAATCAACTACGCAAGAAATACGTAAAGCATACAATATCCACTCACTACAATACCATTTATATTTTTGTTTGATTCGAAACGATAAAAACTGTGATAGTAACATTCCTATCCAATCATAGGTGGCACCTTTAGTAATATCATAAAAATCTAATATTGCATTATACTGCTCTTCTGTAACGGGTATCTTGTAAAAATCCCATTTTTCAGAATTGTATTCTACATTTTTTCTATCAGTGACTTGTGATTTTATAAAAGGGCTTATTCCAATCCATGTTTGTTTATCGTCTAGGATTAATTCGGCATGGCTATATTGACTTTTTGTCCACCATCTAACAATTTTATTTATTAGTGTACCTTTTCCTTTGTACAAACCGATGTATACGTTCATTTTTTATTTCTTAGACACTCATTCATATAATTTAAGTAATTTCTTTTCTCATACACAGTTCGCTCAACTTCTTCAGTTTCCAAATCATATTCTTCTTTGACATCCCATAACGTAGATTCGATTGTGTCCTCAAAATCAAAGTTAGGTTCTTTTTTATCAATTTTTTGTTTTTTAAACCAATTAAACATAATTTATTCCTTAAATGGTGGAGGTGGCGGGAGTTGAACCCGCGTCCGCAATAAATTCATCATAAAGTCATTCACAAGCTTATCTAATTTACTATCACAAATTAGAAAAGATAGATAGTTAACTCAACCGCGCTTACTATCCTGTCGCGCTCCACTTGTCTTCTTCAGACCAAGGAATCCATTGTGATTTTTTATTTTCGCAGGGTCTTCTACCTGTTATTTTAGATTGGGTTTCAAGGCCCTAAAAAGCCCCGTCTACTAAGCGGCTAAGCGCTGTTCGAAATGTAAGTTGTTGTTTGCAACTAAATTAATTAAACTGTTAAGGTCGTATTTTACCTGCTTGCACTTAATAATTTCAGTACCACGTCGAAGCCAAGTCACCCCCTAGATTTTTTTACTATAACTCCAATTGGATCATGATTTTTATTATCAAGCCAAATTAAAGTTTCTTTGTTTTTACTGACTTTTTCTGCAAAGGTAAACGTCAACTCTTTAGCGGCTTTTTTGAGAGCAGCATCTTCAGAACTGTGTTTGCTGACTAAATCACCCATAATATAGTGACCGTTCCATTTGTATAGTTTCCACATTATTTCACCATTCCATCTAAAATATTTTTCATGTATTCCTCATTAAATCCCACATGTGCATCAGCAATATTCAAATCGCGGTCTAAATAAACATATGTTGGATATCCGCCAACTAAGTAGCCAGTCACCCCTGCAGGATCCATTATATATTCTCTAGAGGCTTGTAGCACAGGCGCTGTAGTAATACCGTGTGTTTGTACCCAATTCGTAACATCAGCATTTGTTGCCGGTAGACCCTCTAGCCCTTGAATTAAGAGAGTGACAAAAACAACATCATCTGAATATTCATCTTGTATTTTTTGTGTATGTGCAGCTGCCATTTGGCATGGATAACACCATACTGTTGAAAAATCAAGTATAATTATTTTACCTTTGTGATCATAAAGTTCCCAGTATTCGCCATTTTGATCAATTAAAAAGAAATTGCAAACACTTGAACCCAAAGCTTTTTGATCACACGTGTCTTCTTCATTAACACCTAACGTTGGTGGTGGCTGTGGCTCATTAATTACTTTTGAAGCAGAATCATTTACCTCTAAGGTAGCCGGGCAAGCTAGTAAGGTAAGACCTAATAATAAATTAATCATTGAAATTTTCTCTCGTATTAAATTTTTTACATGCTTTATTAAATTCTTGATATGTCAAGCCTAAAAGTCTAGCAGCATCTTTTTTAGATTTTGTTATTGATATACTAAATTTCAATAAAGCATCTCTTACAATGTAATTAGTTTTTTTCCAAATATCAAACCCAAAAAGTCTATTATTTGTATTATTAGCGCATAATTCCAGCTTTATTGCGATCAAATCTTCTAACGAAAATGTGTTAATAGCAACTAATAATTCATCAGTAATTCTGTTATCTTCTTTGAGTTTATTGATGAAACTTTTATTTATTGATTTTTTTGCCATATTTGTTATAATTGATAGCATGCAATTTGCATGCGACCGCATGCAATCAAACAATCACTTAAGAACAAACACATTTTTTATTTATTCTTACACACTTGCAATCACTGCGACCGCATGCAATCAAGCAAACACATTTTAAGTATAATGCGCGTTTTGAAGTTTGTCAAGCAACATTTTTAAAAATTTTTATTATCGAGTTGACGTCGCGGTTCAGTCGGTACCGCCGGTTGCCGGGACCAAGCCTTCGTCGCGCAATAATTCATAGATTTTTTGTTCAACAAAAGTTTCTAAATTAAGTAGAACGGCAACACACCCTTCTTCATTTTCTCTGATTTGATCTTCTAAGATTTTTCTATTATCTTTTCCTTTTAATTCACCAAGCGCATTGTATTTGTTCAGCTTATCTTTGGGTTGTACTGAAGGCTTCGAATCCTTATCTAGCGCTTCTTGAATGTCTGAATTTTTTAACAGAACGTCCGCCATTTTTTTAGCAAGCTTTAGCGATGCATCTTCAATGCGATCGTCGGTACCATCAACACTATCCATTTATAACTCCAGCTCTAAATCTTCTTCGCCGGCTTCAGCGCCGGTATCTTGTTGGCTAACAGCCATATCATAAGCTTGGTTAGTCGGCTCTTCCACTGATGGGGCTAACTCTTCTTCAAACTTTTTAAAGTATAATTTTAAATTTGCAGTCAAGTAGTCAAAAAACAATTCTTGATCTTCAGGATTTGCTAACAATTCGTATGCATCAATAACACTGGATTCGATTTTTTTAAATGACTGATAGGCCATATTGCGACCAGTTTCATCGCCTCCGACGCCATCACCAAAATCGTCTCGCGGGTCTGTTTCTTCGGCTTCTTCCTCAGCTGCTTTTTCGGCGTCAGTCCTGATATCGATAAACTTTTCATCGTCTTGTGCCGCATCGCCAACACTAATTTCTATTTCTTCTTCTAGTTCTTCATCTAGCTGAGTTTCGCCTTCACCAGCCTGATTATTCACTTTTGCTGGGGTCAAGCTATTTTCAACTGCATTTACAATATGCGCACGAAATGATTCTCGCTGGTCGCTGCTGGTAGTCAGTGATTTGTAATCCGTTTCTAAAACAGGTATAATCTTTTTAAGTAAGTCCTCAAGCACATTAATCCCTGTTGATTTATTTGGTGCGGGATCGACATCTGGGGTTTGATTTTCATTAATTGATTCAAAATCCATAAAACCACGAATTATTTCTCTAAGTTTGGTTTCTTCATTTAATCTTTTTTGCTTGACTTCTCTGATCATATGTCTTATACTATTTCTAAGTATTTTTTCTTCATTTGGGTTCATTTTACAATGCCTCTTTCTTTAATTAGTTTCATGACCTCGGCAAGTAAGCCTAAGTCGATATATTCTTTTTGTTTTTTCTTGTTTTTGTCTCTCTTGGCCGGCTTATCCGACCCAGATTCCAAAGGGGCAGTGCCTATAGCTACACCTCCGCCGGCCATACCAGTTTGCTCACCCATGGTTGAGAGCCCAAGTATTCTCAGTACTTCATCTACGTTTTCTTCGCCAACAAATTCTGCGATTTCAGAACGGTTTTCTGGGTTGCCTAGTGCATTTCGAAAATCTGTAGCGCTGTACGGTTCACCGTTTGGGCGTACCGTAGGTGTGACTGCTGATTGTTTAGGGGGTACTAATTCTACACCATCTTTAACATATTTCTCGGCTCCTGTCCAACGTTTCCAATCATCATTTTTAGTACTAGCTCCTAATATAACTGTGTCGCCTATATTAATAGGCCCCTCTTCGCCAACGTACTCATATGCAGCGTTGATAGGTGATGCATGTGTTTCTGAAGTGGTCACCTCCACGTTAGATAAATCTTTAACCAACAGGTTCCAAATATTGAGAGAATCTTCAGAAGTAATTTCGCGACCATCAGGCAAATATCTTCCTTGTTTAGTCGGTTTTGATATGATTACCACCACTTCATCTGATTCATCTGCATACTTTCGCACCATGTCAAGGTGCCCCTTGTGAGGTGGTTTAAACGCGCCCGGAACTACTGCGACAGTCTTAGGATAATCCTCATCGACTACTGGATCATCATCCTCATTGTCAATATCGAACTCATCCTCTTCTTCGCTTAATTGTCCAGTAAACTTATCACCTTTATCTACAGCAAAATTAGCTCTACTAAATTCTAAGCGGTCTACAAACTTGACTCCGTTACCTTTGTGATCAACTGCTACATAACCTTCGGGATTACTAGCTACTAAATCACCAGAACCATCATCAACAAAATGCTTAGTGTTGTAAACTGCATTGTTGTATTTTTGGATAAAAATATTTTTTGCATCAAATAGTAACCTGCTTACTCTAAAAATGTTAACAATATCATCTTTCTTGGCGTTAAAAGATTGCATAGTTTGCATAGCATTACTGGTTGCACGCTCTCTACCTTTTTGACTCTTCAAACTGCTGATTTTCTTTTGTACTCTTTGGGAGTACCAATTAATAAATCCTTGAAATGATTTATCGGCATCTTCTAAGAAGCTACCTTTCTTGATTTCACTGTTTATGTAAATATTTAAAAATGCTGAGGGTAAATCATCGTAGTTGATAGAACTGTTTACTTCGTCAGCGGCCTTAACTAATCTTGTGATTTCAGCTTCTTCTTCATCTGTGAGAGTTACTATACCTGTATCATCTGTGAAGAACGCATCATCAAACCAAACACCGGGTGTTTTTCTAAGTCCAGATACATCCGCACCAAAACTAGCACCACTATCTAAACTATTATATGTTGTATGAAACACAATACCAAACTTTGACTCACCAATTTGTTGGCCTAAATCAGAGTTTACGGGTACAGCATATACGATAGTATTGGGTTTAAATTGATAATGTGGTTCACCATCAATTGTTACTGTGTCGATCATCTCATCGTCAAACATGAAATCGCCCTGCAATATGTTTTTAATATTCAGGGCGGGCAAGTAGTCAAGTGCCTTTGTTAGCTTGTCGACGAGACCCGGTGCATGACCATGGTTTTTTACAACATCTTCTTTTGTGTAATTAATTTTGGGTACTTTGTTGAAAATTGATTTAGTACCAACAAAAAACTTTCCATTTTCAGGGTTTGTTCCTGCAAAAATAGCCGGCGCTCCGTCCCATTTGACGGACGTTTGAATCTTAGACTTGGTGTTCCCCTTGAGAGTCTTTAAAAGCTCTAGAAGAAAAGCTCTGGCCATTTTATACCCATCTGGGCCTTTGGTCAGAACTAATTCTTCTAAGTGAGTGAGATGAGTGTTAGCTTTCGCCATTATTCATCTCCTTTTGACTCTTCTAAAATATTAAGTTTCTCTTGGAGAACAGTCATATCGTTTTCCATTCTTCTAGCAAATCTTTTAACTTCACGCAGGTGTGTTTTTGCAATCTGCAATCTACGTTTTTCAGTCATAGTTCTAGGTTTAAGATTGGAAATTATTTCTTGGAGACCCTGAATATAGGTAAAGATGTTTTTTTCATCTAGACTCTCGTTAAGAAAATCTTGCCAGTCTGAATTTAGTGACATATGTTCGTCCTCTTTAAAGTTTAATAATAATTTTTGAATAAATTGATTCCTACACTTTTTAAGTGCAATTTTTATACTTACCTGACATGGTTAGTACCTCAAAAGTGCTTACGAAGAATATTAGCAATTGCTTCCTTTAACTCTTCACTTTCTTTCTTCATGGATTTTTCAATAGCTTTACCACGCTTTTTCTCGTAACCAGAAAGTTTACCGTCCTTGTCTAGATCTGCCTTGTCTGGGTTTTCTAATTCCTCGTCAAGCTCTTTCTCATCTTCCTCTTCTTCGAGAGGTCTTACGCGAGAATCATCGCGACGACGGTTACGTGGGTCATCCTTGTGTGCTGCGCCACCCTCATCAAGCTCTTCGTCATCCTCACGATCGCGCATTGCAGGGTGGTCACCACCATGGCCTTCAGCCAAAGAAGCATTGGTAACCTGAATATCTTCAGCTGCAACGTTTTCTAAAATGGTGCCATCGGACAACTTCATATCATAGTGAGAAATGTGACCACTATCATCTGGTGTGACGTGCTGTACTGCCTCAGCCATTTCAATTTTGCCATTGTGGTTAACACCACCGTGGTGAATACAATAATGGTTAGGCGCAAAAGCTTCAGCCTCTTCATTCACTTCTTTTTCCTCGACAGACTCATTAAGTTTAGTGAGATCCATCTTAAAGCCCCAAGACTCGGCTAAAAGGCTCTTAATTTCTTTATTTTTCCAATCTTTTGTAGACATCTTCTTATTATCTCCTTTTTGTAGATGTTCAAAGTAAGTAGTGTTTTTAATGCTGTCCTCCCAATCTCGGAAGCATAAATTTCCTACTTCGTAAGCCTCACGCTCCATTTCGCGTAAGTGTTCGTCGTTTTGCGCATATCCATCACCCATTTCTCCAACTTTGTCAAACTCACCTCTACAATTTTGTGTATGATGTACAAGTTCGTGAGAAATAGAGCGCATAATATCTTTTGGGTGCCTATTGGTAATGTACACGGTTATTGATTTATTATTGGGATCATAGTGTGCGGTTCTACCGAGTGGATTAGACGCATTTTCTGAATTATTCTTCAAAAACAACCTTGGCGGGTCGGAAAAACCCATGCGTTTCTGAGCAAATGGTAAAAATTTCTTCAGTAATGGTTGTAGTATGTTGGAATAATTCATGCTATAAATAGTCCGTAAATTTATTCAATTTCATTATTATTGCTCTTTGATTCAACTAGTTTTAAGCTTATAGTAAATAATTCTACTTCATTCGCTGGTTCGTTAATTGGCATTACCGTTGAGATTGATATTATTCTATTAGATTTTACCTGATTTTCAATTTTTATTAAAATGCCATAGTTTGAATCATAATCTTCAATTTGTCTATTCCAAGTTGTCCACTCGACAATATCACCAACGTTAAATTTTTCTGCACTTAGGTGTCCAAAATTTTCTTTTTCATCCATCGTAATTAATAACCCAACAACAAATACCGTGTTTCAAATACGAGCGCAACACATCATATGCATCTTTTTCATTAGAAAATGGCCCATCATAGCTAATGCTAGCTCTTTTAGGATCATACCATTTCACCAAAAATGCAGGTGAGGATTTTGACACGCCTGTACCATCATCCTTAAAATATTTTCGTTTTTTTGTTGACACCAACTTAAATAGTTGGTTTTACACTAAAAAATGCTTGTCTTGAGACAATAAAACTATTATTACAGCTAACATAGTAACAATTGTAAATTCAAATCCTAGCACCGCCCACGATGTCCAACATAAAAATCCAGCTGCAACTAATTTCCAAAAAGTTCCAAATTTAAATAACATTAATCAAATCCTAATTGATATTCAAGAAGCTCATCTATTTCTATTTCTACTAAAAATCCATCCCATGTATATATCAAACATTTGTCAGGATTTTCTGTCATTTCGTCAATAATATGGGCCTTTTGCCCCCGGCAGACTCTAACAAATCTTTTTTTACCGGGTGCGAAACAAAATTTATGCCCGGTTCCTTTAATTGCGACTTCGGGTAACAATACTATATTATCAAGTTCTTCTTGTGTTTTGTAAGGAATTTTACCATTTAATTGCTCTATGGCTAGCTTAATCCTATCTTTTAAATCATCTTTACTCACACATGGAACCCTCGATACTGTACTAGAACATTTGAGTCATAGCTAACGCGCCGGCCATTAATGCTTGGATAACCATGAAAGCAGTAATTGATTTTGTCTTAAATTCCTTTAATTCTTCTATTTCTTCTAGAGCTTGTTTAATTTGCGGTGGTGAAGCTATATCATCCATTTTTTCCTTCCAAGCTTTTAAGTCTTGTACTCGGTCTTCCTTTGCTTTCAATTCAGTCAATTGTTCTTTAACATGCTGTAGTTCAGAACGTAATCCTTCAATACCAGAAGACATTGTTTCTAGTTGCTGTAAAACTAATTTTGAATAAGTTTCCCATCCGTTATTTTCAGACATTTAATGACCTCGCTACTTGTAACTAGTTGTCGTATGTAGTCTCAGTATCTTTAGCAATTGCTGCTGCCTGCAAAAGGTCCGATTTATCTACTTCCTTGAATATAATAGAGTCAGTTTTTGGTTCATAATACATACCAATCAGATCACCTTTTTGTGCTAATTGTAACTCTTCTTTACTTAGCGAAAGGTAACCTCCATGTTTTTTAACAATGGCAGTAAGAACTGCAAAAAGATATTCAGGGTCATTCATATATTTACTCATTATTGTTCCTTATTGGGTATGCCATCTTTGACAAAATAGATACTCAGGCTGTCTAATCTATCACCGAATAATTCTTTTTTGACAGCTACCATATCAGTGATGTTTTGTTCTGAATCGTCATAAAATTCTACATCTTTAATATTTTCATACTTTGATAATATAACATCTCTTAAATATTCGCCTTTGTTTCCGCCTTCAACGCCAATTATAATAACATTGCTGGTATCAATTGGGCTATCAAACATCTGTAAGGTTCTGTGGATATCATCCACCGATACTGGCGCACGTGCGGTCAAAACCATAACTTGCGTTTTATCATCTTGCAGCCGGTTGCGCAAAATACGTGTTACGTTTGGATTTTCGGTTGCATTATTCACATCGTCAAGTGGCGAGAAATCAAATTCATATTTACCACTTGCTTTTAATTCGTCATACTCTTCTTGAGATGTGGTTTTAAATTCTTCACCAGTTATCTTGTTGGTAACATTGATATGGCCTTCTGTAAATGCTATTGTTTCGTCAAAATCAAAAATAGACAAGCGACTTGCTGTTTCTATATTTTCAAACAATACATACTGTCGCCAATTTTCAAGTAGGAGTTTCATCTATTTCCTCTATTATAACATCTTGTTTGCTTTTATTATTATCTTTTGTGCTAGCAAAAGCTGCGATACTAATACAAGCAAATCCAATTATAAATAGATCGATCATTTCTTGCGCTTCTTACGTTTCTTCTTTTTAGATTTCTTGACACAATTAGGATACATCTTTCCAAACATTTTCTTCATACCGCGCTTTTCATATCCGGGCCAGCATTTTTCAAGTAAAAGATTTTCATCTAAGTATTTTTCTAGCTCTTCAAGAACTATTTTTTTAAGTGTTTCTTCGTTTATATTTTCAAGTAACAACTTCATCTTCCTTTCCACCATTTAGTTTTTTTAGATTCAGGTGCACATTTTTCACCTTTAGAGCAAAGTTTATAAATATTTGATAAAAATCCACTATCTTCTTCAATTAGTTTTTCAATTTCTTCTTTGATAATTTGTTTTAATTGTTGTTTAGTCATTATCTTTACCAATATTTGAACGTTCTTGCCAGTCTGCAGAAACTGAATCTTCTTCTATTGGTCCACCTTTTGCCCATGTTCTACATGCTCTGGCGGAATGACATTTAAAATGATGCATCCAACAATATCCAAGTATTCCATCTTCATCAGAAGTTTGACCCGGCATACATTCGAGCATTCTTGGTGAGATATCAAATGCAACACAATTGTTACATATAGATTTTTTTGCAGCTTCTTCAGTAGTATTCCAATATTCTGCAATTTCTTTCCAGTAATCTCCAGGTTCACTAACATTCAGTGGGCCGTACTGAATATGTTCAGCTTTAATAGCAGAATCTCTATTCTTTGTATTTAATTTTAAATCTTGTGTGGCTGGTGGGCATACTAGGTTTATAACTGCATCAACAGTTTTACCAACTGAGACGTTTATTTCTTCGGTCACAAACTTGCGCCAATTTTCAAGTAAAAGCTTCATGACCTTAAATAGTCCTTCCAAGAACTAACTACCGATTCATTTGTTTGCATAAACGATGGTTGGCGAGAATTAACAAACTGAGCCAACACTCTGTTGAACACTACCGTAAGGTTGTCTTCATCGTCCATTTCGCCCTCTACAAGCTCTTGAAACAATCCAACCATAATATCAGGCTCGTCAGCATTAATCGAGAATATAACGGTAAACTTAGCCTCTCCAGCGTGCTCTATTGTTGTAGCATCCATTGACAAATAATACTGAGTATTTTCTGTTTTTCTTGGTTCTTCGAGCAGCTGTTTTCTTAATTCAATTCTAAAGTCGCGAGAGTCAATAATCTGCATAAGTACTTCCATACTTAATCCTAAATCTTCTGGATCATAATAGTGAGAGTACCGTGCTGTGGACTCATACGATTCGGTGTAATCTCCATCAGTCTCAAGATCCCACTCATAAGAAGTAAGTTCGCCATCCTCAATTTCTGTGGCTAGTTTAATATATGCACCACCTTCCATTTGTCCTTCGCGTTTAAAGTATTCAGTAAGAATTTGTTCCCAAGTATCTCGGGCATCATCAATTTTAGTATCAATTTTATCAAGCGCCTCTTGATATTCAAAGGGCATTGCCATATATGTATGTCCATAAATTTCTGGATGTTCAAAATTAATTTGAATAGTCAAATGTATCTCTTCTCTTATACGACGAATGACTGGCGTGTCATGTTTTGAGGGAACAAATATATCGCCATACTGATTTCTCTCGTTTAATACATCGGCTGAATTCCAAACAACTTCTTCATCATTGCCGGGTAGCCTTTTCCACTCATCGACCGGCCACTTTGCAATAAAAGCAGCATAAGGTCTAATAGACGCACCATCAGCGCCATCATCATTAACCTCGTAATCAGAATATGTTTGAGCCATTTTGTCATTGAAATCATTCATTATTTCTTCACATTCTGCTCTATACATCTCAACAGGGTTTCGTACCATGTTTGCATCAAGATTATTTTCTGTTTCAGTATTTTGCTTCATTTTGCCGTCAACAGAGTCACCTTCAACCCCCAACAGCTGTCTCATTAATTGCGCTCGACCGGCCCAATTTGCGGTATCTTCGTATGAACCACCAAAAATCATAAATTTGTTTAAATCAACGTTGCCATCTTTTTTTGGCATGTTTGCGATGACTTCTTCTTGATTAGCTCTTGCCCAATCAGTAACTCTGTTTGCCAACCCGGGAATATCGACACCATAAACTTTTTTCTCAGGCATTCCAACGTCTTGTCCATCATCCCAACGCTTCGGCGGCTCATCGCCTTCATAATACCTAACATGACGAACACGAATTCTAGAAACTGGCTCAATATCTCCAACAAACGCACGTTTATCGTCATAAAATATCTCACCTTCTTGAATTTCTTGCTCAGCGCTGTCTATATTGCTTGTATTCGTGGCTGCTAGCAGGTCTTCTGTCTGTACCACGTATGCTACCGCTCCGTGACCCTGTGCCTCGGCTACAGCGCACTTATAATAGGATTGATAGGCACTTGCGCGACTAGGTGGAGAGTGACAAGAGGTAATCGTGTCAAAATCACTCATTCTAAGCACATCCATCGGATGTCTAGTGATAATAATCGAATATTTGTCATTATCAGTTCTATTAATCTCTTTTTTAATAAATGCAGCGTTCTTTTTCCAATATTCGCCGTGTTCAGTGGCCAAATCAGTCAAATTATAGCCTGCAGGTCCCGCAACTCCCGGATTTACGACATATAAGTAAATTTGAGAGTTAATTCTGTCAAAATTCTCCAATTCCTTCTCATCGAGCGCCGCACGGAGCATTTTCTTGGTAACGCGATGCGGTTTGTTGACACCACCGCCATTTGGCAACATATAGTTAATATCCGCCATGTGTTTGTAGACTTTTTGGTATAATGCGTCCTTTCTTCGGCTTAAATCAGCTATTTTAGCGAAAAGTTTGCCGATTTTCATTTGAATCTTCTTAATTTTGGGCTTTTCTCGCCCACCCATGGTCATATTAACGAGATCATTCAACAAATCGTCTGTTGAGCGCATATCTCGCTTGGCGTAAACCATACCTTTCTCCCAATCTACGTCATATTCTTGGGATCTGAAGAATTCTACAAACTTTCCAAGCTCTGAGTCGGTGTCGACTGTTGGAAATGGTATAACAATACGCATTTTGCCGCTAAAAAGGTCATTTAGGGGCAATTTTTCCGGATCTAAGTCATCAAGTACCTTTTCAAGAGCTACCATCTCATCTTCATCAATCTCTCGGAGTACTTTTTTGTCTAAACTCTCCAATAACGACTCAGTTAAAGATAAAATTTGTTCATCTGTCAGCATTTTAGTCCTCTTTTTCAATATTTGAACGTTCTTGCCAATCGGCTGATACTGAATCTTCTTCTATTGGACCACCTTTTGCCCAAGTCCTGCATGATCTTGCAGAATGGCACTTAAAATGATGCATCCAGCAATACCCAAGTATACCATCTTCATCAGATGTTTGCCCCGGCATGCATTCTAGCATTCTCGGAGAGATATCAAAAGCAACACAGTTGCTACAAGCAGATTTTTTTGCTGCTTCTTCAGTTGTATTCCAATATTCTGCAATTTCTTTCCAATAATCACCGGGTTCTGAAACGTTTAGTGGCCCATATTGAATGTGCTCAGCTTTAATAGCAGAATCTCTATTTTTTGTATTAAGTTTTAGATCTTGAGTTGCAGGCGGGCACACTAAATCAACTGTTTTAGCTAATTTAATTTTAACTTCTTCCGACAAATACCTGCGCCAGTTCTCTAATAATGTTTTCACTTATTTTCCCTTTCTACTATACTTACCTGAACACTTCCATTTTTGGCGTGAAAGGCACAGTGGTGTACCTCTATCTTTTCCAGAACAATCTTTTCCATGAGATTTCATATCTCCATATGATCTTGCACAGTATGCATTACCTTTTCCGGTACCGGGTTTAATTCTTGGACCACCGCCCTTTGCTTTGCCGGATTGACCGTAAGAAACACATTTACCTTTTACTCTTCTAGCAAATTTTTTACCTTTAGATGGTTTACAAGCCTTTTTCTTACGCTTTTTCTTTTTTTCTTCAATGTTTTCTTCAATAAGTCCATAATATAGTGCTTCTTCCAAGACTTTTTCAATTTCTTCAGCGATTGAAACTTTAATTTTTGCGTTGTTTTTACCATATGTTTTACATGGATCTTGCCCACACCCACAATTCATACCTTCAGAAATATTTACCTCTTTATCATCATCTAAAATATAATCACCATCTTCGTGTTGTCCAACATTTGGCATATTATCGAGCGCTTTCACGATTTCGTCTTTCATATCCTCACCAAATTCTTTTAAAAACGGGTCCATACCTGCAGCTCCACCCTCATCGCGGAGAATTTTTTCTATTTTTTTAGGATCTACATGTACAAATCCTTTTTTTGCCATTTTATCATGGTCTTTTTTTACACTAGCAACACTTTTCTCGCCAGTTTTGGGATCATACATGTCGTGTTTAGAGAATTTGTTCTTTTTTTCATGCAATACTTGAGAAATTTCATCTTCAATCATTATTTGAACTGATTCTTTTTTAGAATTACCCCAGTTTTTTGCACCTACTTTGCGACATTTAACCAATGCACCAGAAGCATAAGCAGAAGGCCACACTTTATAGCGTGATTTTACCTTGTGATAACAAGCATCTCTCTTAGCTTTCTTCTTTTTCTTCTTCTTTTTCTTCTTCTTGCGTTTCTCATCAAGCGCAGCTTCAAGTTCTTCTTTGACTATTTCTTCAAGGTTGCGATTACGCATTTTTCGCAAGTCAGCCATCGAGGTAGTTGTGGCTGCTGCTGGTTTTGTATCTGGCATACCGGCATCCGCAAATTCTTCGTAGCTCATTTTAGATTCCATGTCTTTAATTGCTTGTTGAGCCACTTCTTTAGCTAATTTTAAGCGGTCTTCATCAGAAAGTTGATTTACTGCTTCTTCAGCTTCTTCATCACTTTCTGGTTTTCTACCCAATAATTTGGTTGCTAGTGCAAATACAAGTGTGGTTACAAGAATCCCAGTGCCTATACCTTCATTAACATGTTCGAGTTCTTCTCTGATCATTTGTTCTAAATCCATGTACAATTCCTCGTTTTTCTTTTTAGATTTCTTTTGTTTAACGTTTTTAGCTTTTCCGCGTCTGTCGGGATTAGGATCTTCTTTTCTTTTCTTTTTAGCGCGCTTATCTCTTTCTTTCTTACTCATTCTAGAACGATCATCCGGATCTCTGCAGTATGGTTTTGTCTTTTGTCCGGGTTGTTTTGCACAAGGCTTGCCATCATATTTACCGCCTGTTTGCACCCAACCTCCGCCTTTAAACCAGTCACGAAGTGTGTATCCCTTACTACTAGAGCCTTTACCATCTCTCTTACCACCTTTTCTTTTTTTTCTCTTTTTCTTTTTTTCATCAAGAGATTCGCACAAATCGTCCATTTTAATTAAATCCTGCTAATTTTAAAGCTTTCTCCAATAAATAGATCGGAATTTCGCTATTTTCAATGTCTTTTATCTCTTCAATCGTGGCCCATTTCCATTTATCATGCTCGACTTTACCAGTGTGAGGATTAGGTTTATTTACATTGACGCTACCAGACCATTTTGTTGTAAGAAAATAAAACTTTTTCGGTTTTGGTTTACCAAGAAATATTAAATTTTCTGTATCACACAAAAGATCGGTTTCTTCGTCAAGCTCTCTTACAGCACCAGACTCAATCGATTTATCATCTTCATCAATATGCCCACCGGGAAGTGTCCACTGACCTGCTCTATCATCGATATCGGATCTTCTAATTATTAAAAATCTTTGCTTATTGTCTAAACACGCAACAATTCCAACAATTTTTAATTCGTCTTCAGTTAGATATTGATTCCACTGTTTAAACTTCATTTTATTACCTAGCAAAATTTTAATTTATTGTATTTACAAATTGTTTTTATTGGTTTTTTAATATCCAATTTTGTAATTGGTACAACCCATATCATATCTTCAACAATTGCAAGTGATGGATAATATTCAGCGTCTACACCCCATAATACACCCACTACTTCACCGCTTTTGTTAAAAATTACAGAGCCTGAACAACCAAACCAACCATATGTGTGTAGAATAATTTGCTTGCCTGAGCCCGGCTTGTCTTCGTAACCAGCAACTCGCCCTCGGATGCTCATTAATTTATGTGATGAAGGATATCCAGAATAAGCTATAGGCTCACCAACTTCTAAAACACTTTTCATCGGTCGATATTTAATTGGTTCAATATTTCGAAATTCTTCTTGTATAAAAAGCACAGCTATGTCGTCAGCCACACTAGAATATACAACTATCCCTTGACGAGTTTCTTCACCTTTACTGATTAAGTATGTTGAAGCCATACCTCGATCGGCAACATGTTGGGCTGTCAACACGAAATGAAAACCTTTGTGCACCATATATGTACCTGAACCGTGTCCTCCACCCTCAGTCCAAATTTTGACTGCTGCCTGCCTTGCTCGAATTTCAACTTTTGAAAACGCGGAGTTTACAGATTCAGCAGCCATTACATGCTGCGGCTTTTCTTGTGCCATGGCCGGCTGCAAAAAAATCATTAAACTCAAAAATAGTAAACGTAAATATTTCATGTTATCCCCTTCATATGCTTGTATAAATAGATGACTAACGGTTAGTGAGTACAAAATAGAAAAGAAACAGTGATATATTACCTAAACTTAATATTTGAAGATCTACCGAAGCTGTGCATACACCAAAAAAGAAAAGGCAAATATTAACAAATATTGCGCCCATACTCAGATTATCCATGAATGTTTTTGAAAGCTTCATCTATAGTATATAGAAGAAGTTAATCAGCTTTAGAAATTATCTCTAATGAATTAACTTGATATTCCATTACTTTTCTATTTTTAACACAATAGACCGGCACAAATGGAAATAATAATTCTTGATCTAAACGAGCAGGTTTAGCAACAAATCCAAAATCACCATCGGTAGTTTTAACAAGGTCGCCAATATTGTAGCAAGTTAGCCAACCATTACCTGAAACTGTATAGCTGTTGTCATATTTCATTTCTGGTTTTCTCCTTGATAGCAGAATGTAACTCTACGGTTCCAATTGCAATTGACATTTTAAGTCCTTCTTCTTCTAATATAGTTATTGGTTGATTATTTGTATTTTCATTTGTCTTAAAAAGCTTAACTTCCCACAAGAAAATATCATCTTTAACCATATCAATATGTCTTATTCGTTTAGTCAAAAACCCACGAAAATTAGAAATATGATCTATGACCATATCTCCAACATTTAATATAATATTGTTTGCCACCTCGCGCAACTCATTCATTTTTTTATTTGCGCTCATTACAAACCTCCATACGACCAGAGTTGAGCATACCAAGTAAACCATTTTCTGTGTATGGCTGGTTTTTATTTATTTCATCCGTGGCCGGACCGGTCCAAATAATATCCCATGCCCAAATTTCAGGCTCAAGCTCCCATGCGTCCATTACATTGTAGCGTTTTAAAAGAATACCAATGTCGCCGCTTATGATATCCTCTATCATCATGCCGGCGTGCAAATCATTTTCGCAGTATTGTTCAATGTAATATTTCATTACTGTAATTAGCTTCTGATAAATTGATCAGGAGCCAACCACCTTCTGATTTTGTGCATTCGATAATAAAATCAGACAGTTTTTCAGGATTATCTATAGAACTATTGTCAATATTACATACTTTTTTTGGATAATACTGTTTTGGTTGTTTTGAATTTTCTCGCCTAATGTCGCACTCTTCTAATACCGGCGTCATCGGAGCAAAATTGATGTTTGAGTTGAGGGTAGCCATAGAGAGACCAGATGCGAAAACCGCAATAAACAAAAGTTTCATTTTTTTCCCAAAATTTTTATCATACTTAGTCGCCTAATTCATAAATGTCATTTAAATTTTGATTCGGTCGATAATGTATGGATGTTGTAAAGACAAATCTTTATAAAGTTTCTTAAGAACAGATTTAGTAATGTCACTAATTTGATCTTTTGTTGTCTTATTATTTAAAGCCTTTTCAACTTCTTTTGCAATCATATCTTTAAGGTCTTTAGTTTTTATAACCTTCTCGGCCTCTTTCGTCGCCATACGTCGAATTTCCGCTTTATCATCAGCGGTGAGTTCTTCAATGATAATTTGTCGTAATTTAGTAAGTGTAAGTTCCACGATTTTTAAACCAAAAATTTTTCCATTCTTAAATAGTTCAAAAACGCCAGTTTTTCGCTAAAAATTTCCTTTGCGCAGAACAAAACCGGACAAACCGACCGAATATATCACGAATCACGTGGGATATCGTCCACACTATCATACACGTGATTGTCGAACATTAGCTTTTCTTCCACATGCATTAAATCTCTATCGTAATGGTACGAGATACTGCCCCTACTATTGGGCAGTTTGCTGAACCATTGTACTGCACACATATATAGAGTGCCTGCAACCCCTCTCTCGACCACTTCAACAACCGTTCCCCAGCTTGTGCGCCCCTTGACGAACTTCTTTCTATCACATAACGTTACAACGTCGCCAAGCTTAATCTCGCCCGTTTTGTAGCTACGCAATTTTAATTCATTCATGGCGATATCCGCCTTAGATGCTCGGATACTTCTGTCGACTTTTTGCCGCTAGCAAACCAATGTACTGTATATAACACAAATGAGTTATAAGATATCGTACCTATAGGCGAACTAAGCTTAACTTCTGTTATAATCCCCAAGTTCCCGTCCTTATCTTCGTCAATTATTAGATAGTCCGGTGTGTAATGATATCCATGAAATGTCACCAAATCGCCAACAAAGAGCCGTTCGCCCTTTTCAATCTCTACGCTGTCGCCCATACTGTATATATGCTGCTAGCTATTTGCATGGCTTATATTTTTTTAATCTGCCAATTGTATGCATCCACGTCCTTGTTACCTGTGAACTTGGTTTCTTTATCCACCATACTTTGGCCATGTTCATTTTCGGATACTCTTCTCTCACGTTATCATACAACTCTATCACAACGGCCACACCTCCATGGCACGTGCATGTCACAAGGTCGCCCACCGCTAGATCATGCGTAGGCGGCATCTCGAAGAAGTCCTTCACCCTTTCCCAATATCCCACATGTGTAAATATCTGTGATTTTTATTTTGGGGATTTTTTTAGGACGTCTTAATCTGGAAAATTTTTAGGCGTATCGAAAACGTACTTAGCCAGCCTGTCAGGGATATGTCAAGTTTAGAGACATAGATTCCGGTAGGGGGGTAGGGGGGTAGTACCCCCACGTCGCTGATTATGCGCTTTCAAACTGGACAATCATTGACTGCATTTCTTGTCAAATATATGACAGCAATCATATGTCAAAGGTCTGTCAATATAATGTAAACGAATACAGTTTATTATTTGTTTATTATTATATATACAAAACGCCTATTAAGTTATTGATATTATTAGAGTTTTATTTTTAGTAGTCTCGCGCATCATTCTGTTTATGTGTCAAAGACAGTCCGATAACTGTCAAGGCCACCGCGCCCCAGAACATTAAATGCGCCGCTGTTTGTAAAGCATTAGTCATAATAGTAAATAGTCTATACTCTCGCGCACTTACACATCGCCCGTCCGCTGTCGCAATCGTGCTACAAAAAAACATTGTAAGTGGTTGATATTGTTGGTGTTACACGTCATGTATAAGTCGTTGATATTGCACGGCATTGTTGTCGCATTGAAAAAACACCTTGACAAACAGTGCGATAGCGTATATATATTTAATACTATAACAAAAACAGTACACATTTAACAGAACAATATAATACACAATGAAATAATGCACTTATAAACTAATAAATCACTGACCCCCATCATCTACTACCGCATTATATAAATCATTTACAACACACACGGCAACACGTTGTAAACATTTAAGAGAGTTATTATATATTGTATAGTTATCCTTATCCTTATCTACTACTACACAATAGCCTTTAGGACTGGTGGATATATTATATTTACTTATTAACTCTCCAACCTTAAACATTCTATTCACCCTCATTATAATCTTTGCAGATTTCATCTTGCGCTTGTTTTGCCATCTCAGCAATATCAGCCACAGTTAGGGGGTTTTCTTTTCTTCGCTTGTTTTGTTCTCGCATTAGTTTCTTGAACCGCTTGGCTACATGCTTAACAACGTGAACATTCTGCACACCAAGAGCACGGAAACGTGCAGCGCCCTCGCGGGCTGTCGCTTGCTCGCATGGCTTTGTTAGGATTGTTTCGGTAGCTTCCAGCTTTCCGTCTACAATCTTTAGTTCTGTCTTGGTTACATAATACATAATAAATGTGGGGTCTTTATTTACTGTCGCACCCCTCTCGACTCCTATGCACAAGGTTCTTTTGTTGTTATAACTGGCTTCCCTCTGTTAGTATTCCAGTTGTTACCCATTTTATCCTCATGGGTTGCGTTTGAGTTCTCACTATCGCATTGTATTTTATCACTCATTGATTGGGTTAGGTGATGTTCCCTCTGTGACTAAACCAAGCCCGCCACAGTTTCCGGCTCTATGAAGTTGGGGGTTTTCATTATCTTGACCTCTCGCGTTAAACGCTGTTAGGGTTTCGGGTTTGATTATTAACTCATCAGGAGAATGATCATGGCCATCCACATAGCCGCACATACACCATCGATCACTTTATCAGTTGTTGAGTATTCCATTTTTATATGCCCTCGCCGTTCTCAAGTGCAGCCAGCGCAGCCTTGTCATCCTCAGTCAAGTGCTCGGCATTTTTACGCTTCAAACTCTCGGCGCTCATGCGCGTGGGGTTCTTGTGCTCGGCGTTGCAACCGGCAGCGAACGATTCCGCCCATGAAGGATCGGGGAAGTCCATAACCGCTTGCTTACCTTGGGTCTTGGAGTTGCGGAACACAACCCACATTTTAGGGCCAACTTGCTCGACGGTCCAGCCAGTGATTTGCTTCCGTGTCGGTGGAGCAGGCGCAGGCTTGTACTGTTTAGCGGTCTGGATTTTGATTTGATCGATTGCTCTTTGCATGGTTTTCACCTACTGGATTTGTTTGATATTCAAGGTTCGGATCGCGTTAGCCGGAAGCACAACGAGGCGAGCAGCTTCGTACTCATTCGCCGCCTTGACGATACGAGTTTGACGCGGGCGCATCGGCTCGCGAAGGTGGAAGGTGACGCGGAAGGTTTTGAGCGGCATAGTTTTCTCCTTTCTATACATATAATATAACACCGGAGCGGGTAAAAGTCAAGGGTTGAAATGTCAAGGAAATGTCAAGAGATTAGTCGTTACAACAATCTGGATGCTCCCAGTTCTCGACTTGCCAGTCACTGATCACTTCCCCAGCGTGAAGTGAATCGGCGTAGTTACTCCACGCTTCAGAGCGAGCAACAATGTCAGGCTCGCCGTCGCGCTCATGCTGCTGTTGCACCATCGGAAGAATGAAGTCCTCAAACTGCTGAACAGCATCGGAATAGAGGATAACGTGGTCGAGTTGTGAAGCCATAGAATAATCTCCTTTCTTTCTATACTTATAATATAACACCCGCAAGGGCTAAAGTCAATGGTGATCTTGTCAGGGAAATGTCAAGAGATTACCACTTAGTAGGATCATTTGGGCGGTCCCAAATATCAACACGCTGCTGTTCTGATTGGGCGCGCTCATCAGTATCATGCGCCAACTGCATCGACCGACGATTAGCTGCTCGACTGGTGGCCTTAGCCTTTTCGCGGGCTCTGATCCCAGCTTGAATAAAATCGTTTTC